ACGGCATGATCGACGGCGTTATCAACAACGGGCCGAAGCAGACCGTGGCAGAGCTTGAGGAATAGGCAAAGTCCGGCAAGCCCATCTCCCTCATGGAGCTGACGCAGCCGAAGGCGCCGGGGAACAACCATCACGTGCGCCAGCTGGCGAATGCAGTGAAGCTGTTTACGGCGCCATGTGCAGCGGATGCGCAGGGGACGCACGGTGGGGACAATCACAGGAGCTTGCGGACGGACGTTGCTGGGCAGCTGAACCCGACGTGGGTAGAGTGGCTCATGGGATTCCCGCCAGGGTGGACAGAATTAAATGCCTCGGAAACGCTGTAGTGCCGCAGCAGGCATACCCGATTTTTAAGGCATTGATGGAGGAGCTGGACCGATGGACTTAGAACGAACCATGGAGGACGGCGTTTTGCCGGGACAAATGGTTCTTGAAGGAATGGAGGAAGAAACCCTATGACTGAAAAAGAGATCGTGAAGGCGCTGCGGTGCTGCGCGAAGGGGCTTGGACACGACGACGCGTGCGAAAACTGCAAGGTCGGAGAAATCCAAGATCGGCGGGAATACATCGAGTTTGCGGCTGCTAACGTGATCGAGCGCCTGACCGCCGAGAACGCGAAGGCAGAAGCCGAGAGGGACGCGGCGTTAGCAGACCTCGCGGATGCACGGAGTTGCAAGAATTGCAAGTATGCGTGCGATACGCGCGACTGCTCCAGCTGTAAATCAAAGACGTGCAAATGCCGTGAGTGTCATCTCGACAAGAATGCGTGGGAATGGCGCGGATTGCCGGAAGCGCCGGAGGAAGGAGGCAAGCATGAGTAAAGCTGTTTTGATCAGAATTCGCCCGGAGTGGTGTGAGAAGATCATCAACGGGCGGAAGACCATTGAGGTGCGCAAGACGCGCCCGAAGATGGATACGCCGTTTAAGTGCTACATCTACAAATGCGGAAACGGAAAAGTCATCGGGGAATTTCTGTGCGATGAGATCATCGAAGATCGCACGTATGGGCACAATGAAGAATTTTACAGAGCAGCCTGCATGAGCGCATACGATGCGGCGGCATATGCAATGCAGTCGCCGATGTATGGCTGGCACATCTCAGATTTGCGCGTTTACGATCACCCGCGCGATCTGTGGGAGTTTACCGGCCTGCGGGAGACAAAATACGGACTTGCGCCCGGGCCCATCACCCGCCCGCCGCAGAGCTGGCGGTATGTGGAGGAAGAGACATGGAACGACTGACAAGTCCTAATATCAACGTAGACCCGGATACCGACCGATTCCTGCACGCCGCGATCGGCGGCAAGGAAATCGACTGGAAGCAGTGCCGGGACAGCACGCTCAACGTGCTGATCAACGGCCCAACGAGCAACGGCTTTGGCAAGGATATTTTCCGCAAGATGGCCCGCGATCTGTACGGACGGCTGAAAGCCTACGAGGACACGGGAATGTACCCGGAAAGCGTAGAGGCACTCAAACTGTCCATGATGGGCAAGGCAATTTCGGAGATCACGGAATTCAACGGTTTGCCGATTGACCGCCTCCGCGAGCTTGCCGAGGCCGACAAGGACGGGCGGCTGGTGGTGCTGCCGTGCAAGGTGTACGAGACTGACGGGGTGAGGGTGTATGAGCACACGGTGCGCGAGGTCATCTACGAGACGGCAGGCGGCCCGGCTTTCGATAAAAATGCAATCGGGAAGAGCATATTTTTGACGCGCGCCGAAGCAGAGCGGGCGATGCAGGAAATGGAGTAGCAGATGAAGAACAGATTGACGGTCAGACACGGGATGCTGTCCGACCTCAGAGCATACTTGAAGCAAAGTGGCTGGAAACTCGAAGAACCTGTCGGCGAGTATGAGGTTCTGAGGGCACGAAATCCGAATTATCCGCGACCACTTCTGGTTCACAACCGGGCAGAACGCGGCGTTGGGTACAGCATCGACGGGCGCGATGCGAAGATTTACAGTGGATGGAAACGGAACCGCCGCAAGCGTGGCTTCGACCCAGACTGGCCTACGCAGGAAGAACGGACACGGTATTTTGAAGGAGTGGACGGAGTATGAGTTTCAGTAAGAAAAATCGGGAAGCGGTCTATGCGAAGTATGACGGCCACTGTGCCTATTGTGGACGGGCTATCGAAATCAAGGATATGCAAGTCGATCATTTCAAGCCGCAACGTGCATGGAACGCCGAAGACGCAGGGACGGACGATATTTCCAACCTTATGCCGTCATGCCGAATGTGCAACCACTACAAGCGGGCAAATTCTCTGGAAACGTTCCGGCGCTATATCGCGGAAATTCCCAGAAAGCTCCGAGAAAACTACATCTACAAAGTAGGGGTCGTTTATGGGAATGTCATTGAGCATGAGAAACCGATCACGTTTTACTTTGAGATGGAGGACAAGGCATGACGGGAACATCGACGGAGAACAAGCCAACGTGGATAAAGGAGGGCAAGAAGGATGGTTGAAAACCGTTTGCATTGGAAGCGGAAACCACGCAGATCATTGACGGATGCTGCACCGCCTGCGGTGAACTTATGGATTGCATCGAAGCGGCAGACTATAAGTTTTGCCCGTATTGCGCGAAACGGATAGTATGAAAGGCCTGCGGTTTGCTCGTGGGAGCGCGAAAGGAGGAAAGCTGATGCAGGATTGCTGCTTGACTTGCAAGAATCTGGAATACAGAAATAACTACGTTTATCCGTATCGGTGCTTGAAGCACAAGGCAGAACGGTTCTCAGAGGAAGAACTGGAACGGAGGTTCTTTTCCGGAGAGGAATGCAAAGATTTTGAACAAAGGGGGTGGCCTGATGGGAACGATTCTAGCGATTGACCCCGGAAATACGCAATCCGGCTATGTGGTGGTCGAGCACGACGGCGAAGAAATTCGCCGCGTGCTGGAGGCCGGGAAGATCGAGAACCCGGCAGTGACTGATATGCTGGATCGGAAGCTTTATGCGAACTGCATAGACGTTGCAATCGAGATGATCGCGGGCATGGGCATGACGGTCGGACAAGAGGTGTTCGACACCTGCGTCTGGGTCGGGCGATTCTGGGAAATTGCATTGAGATCTGGCGGATATGAGCCGAAAAGGATATACAGGCGAGAAGAAAAGCTATACCTGTGCGGCCGCCTGAGCGCGAAGGATAAGAACATTCGGCAGGCCCTAATAGACAGGTATGGAGTTGTCGGAACAAAAGCAAATCCGGGGTTTTTCTACGTGAATGGCGTCAAATTTGCAAAGGATATGTGGGCGGCGATGGCGGTAGCCGTGACGTATTTCGATAAGTACATCAAGGGGGTAAAGCTTTGAACAAGACGCAGCGAAAGCCGCCAAGACCGCCGATGCAGCTGACGTGCGATGCCTGCGGGAAAACGTTTATGCGCGCACCGTCCAAGTACAAGGCAAAATACAATTTTTGCAGCGAAGCGTGCGCATGGACGGCACATAGGGAAGCTGTGATGGGCCGGGCGGAGCGCGTGCGGATCCTGATCACGTGCTCGATCCCGGTATATCCAGAAATGCGGCCTGTCTGCGGACGGGTGTATCCTGCCGAGAAATACAAATACAGGACAAACCGGACGGGCTATGTCGTCGAGGTGGGCGGCAAGCGCGTATGTGTGAGGGTGGACGAATGCAGGGAAATCTAGGGCTCACACCGGTGCAGGCTCCGTGCAAAGGCTGTGCGGATAGGCATACCGGCTGCCACACGGACTGCACCCGATACATAGCATTCCGCCGGGAGGCGGACAGATACAAGCAGGAGCAATCGAAGGACGCGGCGAGATATGCAACGACACGGGGCTGTATGCGGACGCTGCACGATGCGAACCGCGCAAAGCGCGAAGGGAGGCAACATTACTGATGAGCACGCCGCGATACGGCTGGTGGGCCTATGCGAAATGGATGATTCGCAGCTATAAGGGCGGCGGGCTGATGACGAGGGCCGAGCGCGCTGCCGTTGAGGATGCAATCGCAGAGACGGAACGGCTCGCTGACGGCGTGGAGCGGCTGCGGCTCATAGACTTGGTTCTTTGGAAGCGGACGCACACCTTACAGGGCGCTGCGATGGCGGTTTATGTGTCCGAACGCACCGCGCAGGAGTGGCACAGGCAATTTATTCGCCTTGTGGGGCAAAAAAGAGGGCTTTTATGAAAAAGTCTGCGTCCCAGAGCCAAATTTAACATTTACTATAAGGGCATAGAGATCAACTCTACGCCCTTCTTCATCGGCACCGCAGCGTTCTGCGGAAACCTCCTCCTCCTGTTCTCGTGTCTCCGTGTGTGAATAAATATATTTATTCACACACGGAGACACGAGAACGAAAGAATGAGGCAGAAAGGAGCGGCTATGGCAAGTTTGCGCGCCCTTGCACACAAGCTGCAAACAGCGCTCTTGTACAACGGAACCAAAATAAAAATCAATCAAATGCAGACCTATTCCGCGAAAAATGACAGGATGGTGACGAAATACATGGTTTACGAATATCGACCTGATGAAAAGCCGAAGAACGTCACTCTGCTGGAAACGTACCAGATTGCGGATGTGGTGAAGCTGCTGGCCGGGCTTTACAGCGATGGCGGATGAAAAGCTTACGCCGAAGCAGAGACGATTCTGCGAAGAATATCTGAAATCCGGAAACGCGACAGAAGCAGCGAAAAAGGCCGGGTACAAAGAAACATCATGCAGAGTGATTGCGGCAGAAAACCTGTCAAAACCAGCTATTTCTGCGTATATAAAGCGCAGGCTGGACGAACAGGAAGCGGCGCTTGTCGCAGATTCCAACGAAATTCTGAAATTTTACACTGCCGTCATGCGCGGGGAGGTCAAAGACCAGTTCGGCATGGACGCATCGCTGTCCGACCGGCTGAAAGCCGGTGACAGTCTCATGAAGCGATACGCGGCAGCTTCCGACCGCAACAGGACGACAATGGAGAAGCTTGATTCGATGCTGAAGGAGTTCCAAGATGCTGTTAAGTCCGAAACAACGTGAATTTGTAAAATACGGGACGCATCGATGGAACTTCAAGGGCGGAGCCACCAGAAGTGGGAAGACTTACCTCGATTTTCGATGGATCATACCGATCCGGATTCGTGAGCGAATCGGAAAAGATGGTCTGGCCGTCATTCTCGGCGTAACAAAATCCACGATTGAGCGAAATGTGCTGGAGCCGATGCGGAACCTGTATGGCGATATGCTTGTCGGAACAATCTCCAGCGACAACACAGCGTGGATTTTCGGGGAAAAGTGCTATTGCCTCGGTGCGGAAAAGGTTTCTCAGGTTTCAAAGATCCGCGGCGCGTCGATTAAATATTGCTACGGCGACGAGGTCGCGGACTGGTCGGAAGAAGTCTTCGCGCTGCTAAAAAGCCGTCTTGATAAGGAATACTCCTGTTTTGATGGGACGTTCAATCCGCAATATCCTGACCACTGGCTGAAAAAATTCCTTGATAGCAACGCGGACATTTTCAGCCAGACATACACAATAGACGACAATCCGTTCCTGCCGGAATCTTTTAAAGAAAATCTGAAAAAAGAATACGAAGGGACGGTTTATTACGACCGCTACATTCTCGGCCTCTGGAGAATCGCCGAGGGTCTGGTTTACCCAATGTTTGATCGGGCCAGAAACGTCACGAGTGAGCGGGGCGGGCCGGGGCGGTACTGGATCTCATCGGACTACGGCACACAGAACCCTACCGTCTTTGCATTGTGGCGGGAATATGGCGGCAAGGCCGTCATGGAGAAAGAATATTACCACAGCGGGCGCGAGAGCGGGCGGCAGAAGACTGACGAAGAATATTATCAGGATTTAGAGGCATTCGCGGACGGATACCGCATTGAGCGTGTCGTGCTCGACCCATCGGCAGCGTCCTTTGCCGAGTGCATCCGGCGGCACGGAAAGTTTTCTGTATGGAAAGCAAACAACGCCGTGCTGGACGGCATTCGCTTCACGGGGGCCTGCATCAAAAGCGGCATAATCAAATTCCATGAGAGTTGCAAAAACGCGTTTCGGGAATTTGGCCTTTATAGCTGGGACAAAGACGCAGGAGAAGACCGCGTGATAAAAGAAAACGACCACGTGTGCGATAGTATCCGCTATTTTTGCATGACCGTTTTGAGGAGAGAAATCAAGAAATGAGCCTTTTGACAAACATTCGAGGGTGGTTCCGGAATATGCTTTTCCCGCAGGCGGTGGCCGAGCGGGAATTCGGCGTATCTCCGGCAGTCAGCCAGAAGATGGAGCAGAATATAAGCCTCTGGTACGCGATGTTTATTGGAAATCCACCCTGGCAGACGTGCGATGTCATTGCTGTCGGGCTTCCGGCGGCGATCTGCCGGGAGATCGCGCGACCGACGCTGGCCGAGCTGACGGCTAACATCACCGGCAGCGCCCGTGCGGATTATCTGAAAGACTGCTTTGAGCGGGCGGAAGAGAATTTTCACAGCGCCTTAGAACTGGGGCTTGCGCTCGGCGGCGTGGCATTTAAGCCGTATATCTACGGTGAGCAGCTGCTGGTCGACGTGACCGGCGCGGCGGCGTTCCAGCCGACGAAATTTGACCCTGCCGGGCGCTGCATCGGAGGCGTCTTCCGGGACAAGCCCGCGAAAGTGGGCGGGAAGTATTATATCCGCCTCGAATCGCACGAGCTGGACGGCACGACCTATACGATCCGCAATAAAGCATATTACAGCGACACCTCCGGCACGGTCGGCGCGGAAGCACCCCTGAATGCCGTCCCAGAATGGGCGGACATTCAGCCGGAAATCACGATCCAGAATATGAGCGGGCCGCTCTTCGCGTACTTCCGACCGCCTGCGGCCAACACAACGGACGCAAACAGCCCCTGCGGAATGTCCGTCTACGGAGACGCGGCTACTGTGCAGCTGATCAAGCAGGCCGATGAGCAGTGGGAGCGCCTGCGCTGGGAATATCGCTCCAGCGAGCGCAAAGTCCTGATGGATGGCACGAGTTCGACTGCGGATATGTTCAACAAGCGTATGTTTGAACTGGGACCGTTCTCCCCTAGCGGCGAATTCTTTCAGTACATCGAGCCGCAGATCCGCGACGAAGCAATCTACCGAGGTTTCCAGAATACGCTTCGCCGTATCGAGTTCAACGTCGGATTGGCTTATGGAGATATTTCCGATCCGCAGACCATCGAGAAGACGGCGACGGAGATACGCAACAGTAAGCAGCGCAAATACGTGCTGATCGGCAGCATTCAAACGGCGCTTGAACATACGTTTGACAGTCTGCTCTACGCGCTCGATACATACGCGACGCTCTACAACCTTGCGCCTGCCGGGACGTACAGAACTGATTACAGCTGGGGCGATTCCATCCTGGACGATGCCGAGAAGAAAGAGCAGGAGCGGGCCAACGACCGGCTCGACCTCGCTGACGGTATCCTCAACGACTGGGAATACCGCGCGAAATGGTACGGCGAGGACGAAGCGACTGCAAAGGCAATGCTTCCGCGGGCGCAGGACATGGTAACTGAACAGCAACAGGAGGTAGAGTGATGGGCGGTAGAGGCGGAGCCGGTGGCGGCATTGGAGCCGCAGAATCTGGTCGCGGGCGCGGTATGAGCCTTGCGCGGTTTTTGTCACAGCAGGATATTAACCGAGCAAACGCTGCGTCTGTCACTGATATGGGCGATATTATCAGGCGCACATTCGAGCGCAACGCTGCTGAAATCAATGGGCTTGAGCTGTCGAACGCTGAAAAGAAAGACGCAGTAAAGCAGATGGCAACTCTCGCAACAACGGCGCTCAAAACGGCGGCAGGAGCAGTCAACCCTTATGCAAGCGGTCCTGCGCGCCTGACAACGGCGCAGAAAACAGGAAGCGCAGCAGACAGAGCTGCAAGAGCGCGCGGTGAAATGGATAGCTACATGCGGAAATTGCGTGACAAGTCCAGTAAAAACCGCAAAGCAGCAGAAAACAAGGCGTTTTCCAATGCCTTTGTAACGGCGCAAAAGTCCGGCGCGTTGGAAGTAACGGTAAACGGCAAGAAATACCGCAGGGCTAACAAGCGCAGCGGTACATGGCGCCCGGTATGATTAACTTTGAAAATCTCGACAAGTTCACATTCCCCGGCGTTGGAAAGTACGACATTCCACAAATCGAGCCGGTCAAGGCATATCCCGCAGGCGAATTTATCCCCGTGAATTACCATTACACCGCGAAAGACACGAAAAGCAAGATCGTGCATTTCTTCGTGGACGATTATCAATTCACTCGGTATTGGAATACGCCGGACAAGTACATTCCGAAACTGTCGCAGTTTGCAGCGGTGTGCGCGCCGGACTTCTCCACATACACGGATATGCCGCTGGCGATGCAGATATACAACCACTATCGAAAGCACTGGCTTGCGGCATACTGGCAGCTCCACGGAACGACGGTTTATCCGACAATCTCATGGAGCGATGAGAATAGTTATGACTGGTGCTTTGACGGTGAACCTGTCGGCGGTGTTGTGGCGGTTTCCTCGGTGGGAACGCAGGCAAACGCTGAAAGCAAGCGCCTGTTCCTGCGCGGCTACGAAGAAATGATGAAACGGCTATCCCCGGAATGGGTGATCTTCTACGGCAGAGTGCCGGAAGAATGCGACTGGAACGTGATACGGGTAAAGCCGCATTACGACGATATTGTGAAACGGAGGAAAGCAAAATGGGCGGACGTGGAGGCGCAGGCGGAGCTGGAGGCCGCGGAAAATCCGGAAGAATCCCTGCCGGAGGCAGCAAAGATGGAACCATTATTGGAGGCAAGCCGAGGGAAATAGAATCCTATATGCGCGAAGCCAGAGGGTGGAGCCCTGCATACCATCACGACGAAATCTTGGAAGCGAAGACGGATGGAAACGGAAACCTGACATTCAGCTATGCAAAAGCGGATTCTTATGAAAAAACCGCAAAAACAAATAGAACTGTGAACACGAAGTACATAATTCAAGCCGGGGCAATAAACGGGGAAACGTTTGGTATTGACTGGTCTAAGGTGCAATCGATTTCGGGGCAAACGTACAATTTGCGCAATGTTGCAAAAGCCAATGGCTTATCATGGGATGGGAAGAAAAAGCAATGGCGGCGCAAGAAATAACAAATGAAATACCCATTTACTCCTGAATTACTTGACGCCCTTCCGGAAGATCTGGCAGAACTGTTCCGAGGATTGGAAGATACGCTCCTCGATGAGATATGCAGCCGACTTGCGCTGAAAGATCAGCTGAACGAAGTGACTGTTCAGGCAATCCGGGCGCTGCGGTCACACGGCATCGACCTCAAGAAGATCGAAAAGGCCATCCAGAAGACGGCGGATGTCAGCGAAGAGAAGCTGAACAAGCTGATCGACGACGTAGTAGAGCGCAACCAGCGCTATTACAACGACCTTATCACGCTGGCAGACGTGACGAAGCCTGATAGGCTGGTAGATGCTTCTGATATCGACGCGATCCGCAGGCAGACGCTCGGAGAATTCCGAAATCTGACGCAATCTTTGGGGTTTTTAGTGGACAATGGCCAGAGAATGCTTCCGCCTGCGCAAGCATATCAGTGGGCCTTAAATTCGTCAACGCTGCAAATTCAGAGCGGGGCGATCAGCTATAATCAGGCGATTGCCAACGCCGTCAAGCAGCTGTCAGAGAGCGGAATCAAAGTCGTAGACTATGAGAGCGGTCACACAGATCAAATCGACGTGGCCGCCCGCCGGGCCGTTATGACGGGCGTGGCGCAAATCTGCGACAAGTATTCCGACCAGTCGGCGGAATATCTGGATACCCGGTATTTTGAGATCACAGCCCACTCCGGCGCACGAGACAAGCCCGGCCCGTCCCCGTGGTCGAGCCACAAGGATTGGCAAGGGAAAATTTATTATAAAAGCGAAAACGGAGAGCCTGACCCGCTTGGGCAGTACAAGGATCTCGTGGAGACGACCGGCTACGGCTATGTAGACGGCCTGACCGGAGCAAATTGCCGCCACTACAAACACGCATTTCTCCCCGGCATTATGGAGCCTACCTATTCCGAAGAGCAGCTGGAGCACATCGACGACGGCCTCGGCTGTGAGTTCGACGGGAAGAAATATACTGCATATGAAGCAACCCAGATGCAGCGCAGGCTTGAGCGGGAAATCATAAAGCAAAAAAAGCTGAAAAAAGCCTACAAAGCATCAGGCCAAAAGGATAAGGAGACTGCCGCAACAGCCAAGCTGCGCCGCCTGAACACGAAATACCATGATTTTAGCAAGGCCGCAGGGCTGCCAGAGCAGCCGGAGAGAATGAAGGTGTTATATGATTGACGAAAAACTGAAAGCCGCCATTGAGCGGGCGCTTGCCGCCGGGTTCCGCGTTCAGCTGAAGCGCATGAAGGACGGAACAGTCAAGGCGCAGATCATCAAGGCGGAAGAGCTGAAAAAGTAATACAGATACCGCAGCACAATCGAGTGCGCGGAATGGCACGATGAGCCAACTACTGAGATTATCTTAGTGGTTGGCTCTTTTTGTTTCGGTAAAAACCGCATGAGCGGGGTTTATACAAAAAATTGGCTATCTGCAAGCCTAAAAGTGCAGGCGGGAGGTCATGGCGACGACCTAAAAAGCCTATCCCGTAAGGAGAAACCATGAAAAAAGAAGAATTGCTGAGCATTGGCCTGACAGAAGAGCAGGCGGACAAGGTTTTTGCCATGAACGGCAAGGACATTGAGAAGCACAAAAAGGCCGCAGAGGACGCAAAGGCGGACAAAGAGGCCGTGGAAAAGCAACTGGCCGACCGCAACAAGGACATCGAAGACCTGAGGAAGTCCAGCGGGGACGCTGAGAGCGTTCGCAAGCAACTCGAAGACCTTCAGGGCCGGTACACCAAGGAAACCGAAGATTACAAGGCGCAGCTGGCAAGCCGGGACTACGCCGACGCCATGAACCGCGCGATTACGGCCAAGGGCGTCAAGTTCTCTTCCAAAGCCGCCGAGAAAGCTTACCTTGCAGACCTCAAGGAGAAGCACCTTGAACTGAAAGACGGCGAGCTGACCGGCTTCGACGAGTGGCACAAGGCTCAGCTCGAAGCAGATCCGACTGCGTTTCAGGCAGATAAGCCCACGCCCACATTCGCCAAGCCCGTCGGCCAGGGCGGCGCACCGGCGGCAAAGAGCAAGGGCGCAATGTACGCGCAGCAGTTCAACGCGCAGTTTGCGCAGACACCAAACAAGGAGTGATTTGAAAAATGTCTATCGTTGTAAACACAAAAGCAGAAGTCAGGCCGAATTTCCTCGAAAGCGAAGTCGGCCTCGTCCTGAAAACCCGTGAAATCCCCGCGTCGATGGGCGTGCAGGACGGCAAGTACAAGATCGTAAAGGCCGGTACGCCGTTCCCGTCCGACAACTCGAACGCCGTCGGCATCGTGTTTGAGGATATCGATGTGACGGACGGCAATATGCCCGGCTCCGTGATGGTCGCGGGCCGTGTGCTGGCAGACCGCCTGTCGCTGGCCTCCGCAGCAAAGACCGCGCTGTCCGGCAAGGGCTTCACATTTGTTGACGCGCCGGAGATCACGCGCGGCTATACCGTGACCTACGACAAAAACGACGGCAGCGGCACGCCGCCCGTCGACGAGAACGTCTACACAGAGGGCTCCTATGCCGACGTCTCGACCGAATATCCGCTGACCAAGAGCGGCAACACCCAGACCGGCTGGAGCACGTCTAAGGGCGGCGAAGCTGTTTCCAAGGTCGAAATGACCGGCAATGTGACCCTGTACCCCGTGTGGACTACACCCTAAAGAAGGAGGAAAAACACCATGCCTGACATTCTTGAACTGATTTCCGACGCTGACCGTCTGGATTTCTCGCAGAACATTTCCGTCGCGCGCCCGGCCTACCTCGGAGACCGGCTGTTCCCGGATCAGAAGACCGAAAGCCTCAAGGCCGAGTACCTGCGCCTCGCAAACGGCGCACAGATCCCCACGATGGCGACCGTCCACGCCTTTGACACCGAGGCCGAGATCGCCACGCGCCCCGCGCTCGAAAAGACAGAGGTTGAGAAGCTGTTTATCAAGCGCAAGATCAACCAGTCCGAGCGGGTGCAGCTGCTCAACGAAAACGGCGTATACGCTGACAACGCCATTGTGAGCTACGTCTTCGACGATATGCGCCTGATGGCCGATGCGGTCAAGGTCAGAACCGAGGTCGCGAAAATGGAAGTTATCGCGACCGGCAAGATGACCATCAAGGAAAACAATCTCAACATGACCGTCGATTACGGCGTTCCGTCCGCAAACACCGGCTTCAAGATCGACTTCGGCGCAGACGCTGATATCATCGGCCAGCTTCAGGCCATCGCGGATCAGGCGGCGGCCTCCGGCCACGCCATGAGCGAAATGGTCGTCGGTACGAAGATCCTGCGCAAACTCGCGTCCAACAAGGGCATTCAGACCCTCGTATACGGTACGGTCGGCGCTGGTACATACGTCACCACCGAGAAGCTGCGCAGCCTCTTTACCGAGCTGTTCGGCTTCGGCCAGATCACGACCAACGACCAGCGCTATAAGGCGCAGGCCGCAAACGGCGCGGAAAAGACGCATCGATTCTTCCCGGAGGACAAGGTTGCGTTCCTGTCCAACGGCACGGCCAATTCCTTCGGCGTTGGCCTGTGGGGCGTGACGCCGGAAGAAAAGGGCTATGGCCCGTACACCGACAAGAGTGCACAGCAGTATATCACGATCACCCAGTGGGAAACGCCTGACCCGAAGACCACCTGGACAAAGGCAAGCGGCCTGTTTATTCCGGTCGTGCCCGATCCTTACGGCCTGTTTATTGGCGCGGACGTCAGCAAGTAAAATCGAGCCTCCGCGCCTGCATGACGGGCGCGGAGGCTGACCGGAAGGAGGGCGCAGCATGATCTACGCCGATTATGAGTTTTACGCGACCGTGTACCGTGGGACGGCGCTGGACGAAGAGCAATTCTGCGGCCTCGCCCGCAAGGCGTCGGCTTATGTCGATTACATCACCATGAGCCGCGCGCGCTCCGCCGCCGGGGATAAGCTCGAAGCAGTCCAGAACTGCGTCTGCGCGCTGGCCGAGCTGGAGCAGGACGCCGGGAAGCTGGACAGCCTCGTCTACACGACCGACAGGCCGGTATCGAGTGAGACGGTAGGCGGCTGGTCGCGCAGCTTTGGCTCACGCAATCTGTCGCAGGCAGATATGCAGCGGACAGAGACGCGCCGCCGTGAGATCGTGCTGGCGTACCTCGGGCCGACTGGATTACTCAAAGCAAGGGGGTATGGGCCGTGTCCATGTTCCCCCACACCGTAACCATCTACAACGTCTCACAGGAGACAGACCCGGCGACATTCAAGGACGTGGAGAAAACCTACATCACCGTCCTGCGCGGCGTTCTGCTGGAAGCCTCCAAGGCGGCCAACGTCCGCCAGAGCGGGCTTGAGGGCGCGGATGCGGTGAATCTTTACATCCCGTTCTCTACGCCTGCCGTAGACGGCGTGACAGGCACAGAGAAGCGCTACGTCGGCCCGCAGGAATTCTGGCGGGCAGCCGATAAAAGCGGAATCTGGACGCTCTCCACGGACGGCAACGGCGGAACGACATTTTTTATTAAGGGTGAAGTCGTGGAGCCGGACAAGACCGAGCAGGCGCTTGAAATGCTCTATGACGACGTTTACAAGGTCACAAAGGTCGATATGAAGGACTTCGGAAGCCAGGACATGAGACACTTCGAAGTCGGAGGGGCCTAATATGCTGAAATTCAGCGTAAAGGCAGACGGCTTTGATGAATTGCATGAGACAATCGCGCAGGCGTGTACCAAAGCGGAGCATATTGTCGCGCTTCAGGCAAGAAAGGACACAGCCCCGTATGTGCCATTCTTGACCGGTTCCCTCGACCGCAGAACACAGGTGGAAGGGAATGCGATCATCTATCCCGGCCCATACGCAAGGTTCCTGTACTACGGGAAAGTCATGGTAGACCCGGAGACCGGAAGCACCTACGCGCCGAAAGGCGGGACAAAGGTACTGACCGACAAAAATCTTGTGTTCAACACGTCAGGACACAATCAGGCGCAATCGCATTGGTTTGAGGCTTCAAAGGCCGAGAACCTCGACAAATGGATCCGTGTAGCGGATAAGGCGGTGAAGAATGGACTCTGAAAAGCAAAAAAGGCTGGTATCTGCGGAGGAAGAACAGGATATCTCTCGAAAGATGATGATCTGGGCAAATTCCTTCTCAGACGACGATATGCCGACCGCAACGATCAACTACGAATTCCTCGCCGCCGACTCGGCAAGCATGGCCCTGTCCGCCATTCAGGGCGCGTACATCACACGAAAATTCATCCTCGGCGGGCATGAGGCGGAATATCAATTCAAGATCATCGCCCGCATCAAGCCCGGAAACAGCAACGACAAGCGCCTGAAATGCGACGCCATGCTGAACCGCTTCGGGGATTGGGCCATGCAGAACCCGCCGGATTTGGGCGACGGGATGCGCGTCCGGCGCATGGAAGCTGTCAGCCGCTCGGCCCTGTTCGCCCGGTATGAGGACGGCACAGAGGATCATCAAATTCTAATGAAACTGACATATGAGGTGATTTAACTATGGCAAATAAATACACAATCGCGGCAAAAAACGGCGAGAGCGCAGTCCGTGAAATGCTGATTACCGCTCTGGACACCAGCGACAGCACCACATCGAAGTGGTCGGCGATGGGCGTCAAGGTGACGGAGAGCTCCATCAACTACGATTGGGGGCAGGAAACGAAGAAGGACATTCTGGGGCACGTGTACACGAACGCACAGACACCAGAAATGACACAGAGCTTTTCCGGCAGTGAGATTGTAGGCGGTGACGACGTGATGAACCATCTGCTCAATCTTGCAGTCGTGGAGAAGAACCATGCCGCTCTGGTAAATCAGAAATGCCTGATCATCCACACATACCTGCAGGACTCCGAAGGGAAGTCGTTTGCAGAGCAGTATGACGCCTGCGCGGTGCTCGTCACGACAGACGGAGGCGAGGGCGGCGGCGTTCTTGCTTCGGACATTGAAGTGACATACGGCGGAAACAGGACAACAGGAACCGCAGCGCGCGGTTCGGATGGAACCATCACGTTCACGCCGGATTCGGATTAAGGAGGCTGCATAAATGCCTGAAATCAAATTTGAAACCGGTATCGTATCGTTCAAGCTGAACGACGCGGCGGAAGTCTCCTTCAACCCGACCGACAGCGCATTTGTTGAACAGATATTCAACACGTTTGACGAACTGGACGGGAAGCAGGAGGCGTATAAGGCCGAGATTGACCGCTGCGCGGACAAGAAGGAGATTTTCGCCATTGCCCGCCGCCGCGACGCGGAAATGCGGGACATGATCGACGGCCTGTTTGCCAAGCCTGTCTGCGCAGACCTGTTCGGCACTATGAACGTCTACGCGCTGGCCGACGGCCTGCCAGTATGGTGCAACCTCATGCTGGCCGTGATCGATCAGATCGACACGAGCTTCGCGGCAGAGCAGAAGAAGACCAACCCGAGGATTGCGAAATATACAGATAGATGGAAAACGCGCAGGCCCCCTGTTCGCGAAATATATTGATAGATGGGGAAAGTGATCTATTCCCTGCCGACCTCTGTTGAGGTCGACGGAACAGAATACGCGATCCAATCTGATTACCGCGCAATCCTCGATATCCTCGTAGCCCTGACAGACAGGGAACTGGACGAGCGGGATAAGGCGGAAGCGGCGCTGACCATCTTCTATCCCGACTTCGAAGAAATGCCCGTCAGCGACTATCAGGAAGCCCTGAACCAGTGCTTCCGCTTCATCGACCACGGGCAGGAGAATCGAGAGAAGAGAAAGCAGCCAGAGATCATGTCATGGGCGCAGGACTTTGATCTCTATATTGCGCCTATCAACCGAATCGCGGGCTGCGAGGTCAGGGCGCTGGAATACCTGCATTGGTATTCGTTTCTATCGTACTATCAAGAAATCGGAGATTGCCTGTATGCACAGGTGGTTTCTATCCGCGATAAAAAGGCCAGAGGGAAGAGCCTCGACAAACAGGAGAGGGATTTCTACCGGCGCAACCGGGATATCGTCGATCTGAAGATAACATACTCGGAGGCCGAAGCCGACCTGCTTGCCGTATGGGGAGTCGGGACAAAAAACAGCCGCCCCGGTTAAGGGGCGGCAGCAGGAAAAACTTATTTTTTATACTCGAAAACGATTTCGCTACCCCAGAAGCTTGGAGAGAATCGAATCTCGATCTCACTCCAATCCTGCGGCGCTTCATATCCGACGACACCTTTCATTTTCTTCCCGGCGGCAATCGTGCCGTCAAGCTGCGGCTCGTCGGAACTCATCATGGCGGTGAGGCTGAGGCTGGTTGTATAGCCATCAATGTAGCTTTCGAATGAAAGCATGGTGCTGGACGCAATATCGCGGGATGAATTGTTTTCGATCTCGAATTCGCACAGAACAAAGACCTTTCCATCATCCGGCGAGACGTAATTTTGGCCGGAATTCTCGGTAACACTGAGCAACGTGACCGCCACGCCGTCTAGAACGACCTGATCCCCAACGCCAAATGTTTCAGGCCCGGAATCGGATTGCTGCGGCGGCTGCTGCGAAGAAGAAACTGAGGTTCCGACCTTTTTCGGCTTGGAGGACGATCCGCAGGAAGCAAAGGCCGCGCCAATAAAGACGAAAAGACAGAGGAATACGATTAAAGCCGTCAGGCAGCCGCTGGGGCGTTTCGCCTGCTTTTTGGTTTTTAGCCCGCCAACAACGTCAACGCGGTTCGAGGCGTTAATCTTGATGGTAAAAAACGCATTCTGTTGCCCTTCGGCAATGGTAAAGGATATGGTTTTATCCAGACGGCGATACCGGTAAAAAGAAAGTTCGTGCTGGCCCGGAGCGGCCACAGCTCGAAGTTCTTCACCGTTTTTCAGCGTGCCGACATCACAGCCATCCAATGCAACGCCGACGGTCAGGCCAGAACCGTAAAAAGAATTGTCCCGGCTGATTTGGATAATGCAATCACTCATATTTCTTCCCTCCTTACTTGGAAGATAACACAAATAATAACAAAAATCAACCGAAAAGGTGGTGAAAATATGGCGGATGGAAAAATTGTGATCGCCGTCGACGCGGACGCGAAAAAGGCACAGAAGGAGCTTGATACGCTGTCTGCGAAAATCGACAAGATGGAAGCCAAGCTAAACGAGGATACCGGAACGCAGAACGGGCTTAAAAAGGAGCTGGACGCTGCGCTTCAGTCCGCAAAGCAGACGGAAGACGCGCTGAAATCGCTCCGCTCGGAGGCTGACCGCCTAAAGGGCATCACGTCCGGAAACACTTCGGCTAATCCAGCTGAGTACATAGACGCTTATTCTCGACAGGCGGAGGTTGCTGCGCAGATCAAAGAGCAGGAACAGCTGCTGGTGCAGCAAAACAAAACGGCGGAAAAGCTCGGGAGTCAATATGCAAAGATCACCGACAAGGTGATAACCCAGACCGATGCGCTTGACGCTGCAAAGACCAAAGCCGGTGAGCTGGTGCAGCAGATCACGAACGCCAGCGGAGCCTCGGCTAAAATGGCGGAGGTATCGGCGAGCGTCGAAAAGAGCATGAACAAATTCGGAAGAAGATTAAGCGGGGTACTAAGGAGCGCGCTGATCTTTACCGTCCTGTCCCGCGGCCTTTCCCAGCTGCGCAGCTGGCTTAGCGAGACGATCAAGAAAAGCGACGAAGCGCGCGCGGCAGTTGCCAGGCTGAAGGGCGCTCTGCTCACGCTTGCGCAGCCAATCATGAAGGTGGTTATTCCTGCTTTTATCCTTCTTGTGAACGTGCTGACTCGAATTGTAAACGCGCTTGCAACACTGGTTTCTAAGCTGTTCGGAACGTCTTTCCCGAAATCTGCGGCGGAAGCCGCTGCGGCATATGGAGACGAGGCGGAAGCAATCTCCGATGTGGGAGACGCAGCAAAAAAAGCAGGGAAAAGCATGGCGTCGTTTGACGAAATCAACCAGCTTTCGAATGATTCCGGAAGCAGCGGCGGCGCAGGAGCGGGTGGCGGAATCGGATCCGATACAATAGCACCCGATTTCAGCGCCATGATAAAGGATCAGCTGACATCAATTACAGAATTGTTTGTGGGCGCGGCATTGCTTGCGCTTGGCGCAATTCTCACGTTCAGCGGCGCGAACATCCCGCTTGGAATAGCGCTTATGGCAGTTGGCGCGCTGGCGGTGTGGGACGCGGTAAGCAATCACTGGGGAGAAATCGCTGGAATCCTGCAAGGGCAAGTCGGACTTATCACGGCGATTGTAAGTACTGCCTTGCTTGCAATCGGCGCGATCCTTGTCTTTTCTGGCGCAAACATTCCGCTTGGCCTCGGACTGATGATCGCCGGTGCGGTCGGCCTTGCGGCCACTGTGGCGGCAAACTGGGGCTCAATTACAGAAGCGCTGCAAGGGCCCATCGGAATCATTACGGCAATCGTAAGCGGGGCGCTGCTTGTTGTCGGCGCGATCTTAGCGTTCAGCGGCGCAAACATTCCTATCGGCATTGGGCTGATGGCGGCCGGGGCGGTCGGTCTCGCTGCGGTAGCGGCTGTTAACTGGGACACGATCACGGCGGCCCTGCGTGGCCCTGTCGGAAATATTGTAGCGATCGTGGGCGCGGCATTGCTTGCGCTTGGCGCAATTCTCGCATTCAGCGGTGCGAATCTGCCGCTCGGTATCGGGCTGATGGTTGCAGGAGCGGCAGGGCTTGCAGCAACAGCAACTATCAACTGGGATACGATCAAAACAAAACTGCAAGGGCCGATAGGGAAGGTCACCGCGATTGTCAGTGCGGCGCTGCTTGCGGTCGGTGCGATCCTTGCATTTACAGGCGCAAGCCTTCCGCTTGGAATCGGGCTGATGGCTGCGGGCGCAATCGGACTTGCAGCAACGGCGGCTGTCAACTGGAATACGATTCAGGAAAAAATGAAAGGGCCGCTTGGCAAAATTACTGCAATCGTTGGCGGCGCGCTCCTTGCGCTTGGCGCGGTTCTCCTGTTCACAGGTGCAGGAATTCCGCTCGGGCTTGGACTTCTCGCAGCGGGCGGCGTAAGCCTGGCTGCGGCTATTGCGCCGAACTGGGATTTTATTGTCAGCAAGGTAAAAGATTGCTGGGGCAAAATCAAAGATTTCTGGAAGAAGAACATTGCGCCTGTATTCACAGGCGAATGGTGGGCCAATCTTGCGAAAAACGCCATGAACGGCCTGATTGCCGAAATCGAGAGTGGGATCAATCGCGCGCTTGGCGGTTTGGGCGGCCTTGTGAACGGGGCGATTAGGCTGCTGAACAAGGTTCCGGGCGTAGACATTGGGAATGTAAGCTGGGGAAATGTCCAACTCCCCCGCCTAGCCTCCGGCGCGGTCATCCCGCCGAACCGGGAGTTTATGGCTGTGTTGGGAGACCAGAAGAGCGGGACGAACATCGAAACGCCGCTTGCCACAATGGTGCAGGCGTTCAAGCAGGCCATGAACGAGACCGGCGTAGCGGGAAGCAGACAAATGACGGTTATCTTCCAGCTTGACCGGCGTGAGCTTGGCCGCACGATCTATCAGCTGAACAACGAAGAGACGCAGCGCGTCGGCGTGAAGCTTGCGGGGGTGAAGACATGAGAAGCGCACTGAGCCTTGACGGCAAGGCGTATTTCAATCTTCACGTCGTGAGCTGCAAGCGGTCGTTCTCCGTCCTAGACGGCGACAACGCCGGGCGCGTTATGACCGGCGCGATGACCCGTGATATTATCGGCACGTATTACAACTACAGCCTTGAAATTGATCCTGTATCGTCAGACCCGGAGGAATACGATGATTTTTATGAGAGCATTTCTGCCCCGGTCGACAGCCACGTGCTGACCGTCCCATATGCGCAGGGGACTATGACCTTTGACGCCTATGTAGCAAACGGCGACGATGAGCTCACCGGGAGCTACGACGGGCGCAATGATTGGGGCAATCTGACGATCAATTTTGTCGCCATGAAGCCCAAGAGGACGCCGGTATGAGTGTACGCGTGATCTATGAGGACGTAGCGGTAGGCGCAGCAGCGGCGGCAAGCGTTGCAAGCACCGCTGCGCAGCCCTTCTCCGACCTTCCGGAACTGCCGTATGGCACAGAGTCGGTGATCGTCGCAACAAACGAGCTGAACCAGTGGATGCTGGACGGCTCCCGCCCGATCCTCACGACCGAGCGGGCGGCCTTCTGGTCTACCGAGCCGAGCAAAGCAGACTGCACCTTCGACGCAAACCCGACGCTGACCATCACGCTGGACGGCACGTTCGCAAGCTCCGGCATTTACCTCTATTTTGACGGTGGCACCGGCGACTATTGCAGCGCCCTGACCATGACGTGGTACAACGGCGAGACAACCGTCGCGTCGCAGGACTTCACGCCGGACGGCCAGAAGTATTTCTGCGCAAAGCCTGTCTCCGGATACAACAAACTCGTGATCGAGCTGAAAAAGACGAGCCTGCCGTACCGGTACGCAAAACTCAGACAGATCTTCTTCGGCATCGTCCGGGAATTCGAGCGGGAGGACCTGCGCAGCGTCAGCGTCACCGAGGGCGTTAGCGTGATTTCTGACGATGTGGAGATCAACACGCTGGATTTCACGCTCGACAATTCGGACGATATCGATTTCATCTTCCAAGAGAAGCAGCCCGTCAGCGCCTACGACGGCGCAAAGCTGATCGGCGTCTTTTACATCAAGAGCTCGTCCCGGTCGAGCGAACGGCTCTATGATGTATCCTGCCAGGACGCGCTCGGCATTCTGGACGACGAGCCCTTCGCGGCGGCGGTCTACAGCAGCAAAAACGCGAAGGAGCTGATAGCCTCGATTCTCGGCGCGCACTTCACGCTGGACTTCGACCCTGCGCTGGAAGACGAGACCGTAACCGGCTATATCCCGGACTGCACGAAACGAGAAGCGCTGCAACAGATCGTTTTCGCGCTTCGCGCGACCATTGACACAAGCGCGTCGCGTGGCGTGCGCGTCCGGAGGCTCACAGCGGCCTCTCATGCCACGATCCCACTTGACCGGACATATACCGGCGGCAGCGTGGAAACGGCGGCTGTGGTCACGGAGATCCGCGTGACGGCACACAGCTACTCGACGTCCGGAAGCGGAGAGAGTGTGGAGGTCGGCGGTACGACCTACTATCACACGACGTCGGTCACGTCCAAGGCCAATCCGAACGCCACCACGCAGACCAAGCCGAACGTCATTGAGGTGCGCGATGCGACGTTGGTAAACAGCGAAAACGTAGCCGCTATTGCGCAGCACATTTATGATTACTATATGCGTCGCCAGACACACAACGTCCGCATCGTCATGGACAAAGAGGCCCCCGGCGATTACGTGCAGACCACAACGCCGTGGGGCACGAAGATCACCGGAACGATCACCAGTATGGACATTCGCCTCAGCGGAATCGCGGCGGCAGAATGCAAGATTATCGGCACATAGAACGGAGGTGCGGCATTTGGTACAGGGAGATTCGTATAACCTTAGTGTTACCATCAAGAATAAAGGGCAGCCTCTGGACGTTGCAAGCGTTGAAAAGGTGGAAATTTCTCTGCTTTATCTGCAAAAGAGCTATCCGGGAGAGATCGGATACGAGGACGGAAAGTTTCTGTTTCCCCTCACCCAGCAGGAGACCTTTCGGCTCCCGAAGCTCTGCCAGATGCAGGTGCGCGTGAAATTCAAGAGCGGTGACGTGATTGGCTCGGAGATCAAGCAGATCGACGTTGCGCACGCGCTATCAAAGGCGGTGTTGTGATGGGCGGCATTGAATTTGAACTCAAGAACCGCGACCCGATCGACGTTTCCTTTAACGTTTCCGTGCGTGCTGGCGGCGGCTCCGGCGGCGGAGGCATTGCATCGGCGCAGATCGACGAGATCCGCGTGCTGACAAAATCGGACTATGACGCGCTGGACAAAAAGGACGCGCGGACACTGTATCTGTTGGAGGGATAACATGCTGGCAGTTGGAATCAAACGCATTCTGGAGCTGTTCATCGGCTCCATGGGCATCAAATCCGCCCGCTTGGGCACAGAAACCATCTACGAAAGGCCTGGCGGCTTTTTGTACATCGAACTCACAAGCGAAGAAAGGGGATAAATCCAGATGGCAAGTTTTTTCAATCTGACACTTGATACGCTGGCACCTGCCGGCCTATCGCTGATCCTGAACGACGGCGCGCAGTACGCGACCAGCGCGACCGTCACCGCGAAGATCTCAGTCACCGACGCCGCGACGACCGGCTACCAGATGAAGATCTGGGGCACAAAGGCGGCGGCAAAGGAAGCAGATGCGTCGTGGGAGACGTTCGCCGCAACAAAATCCATTACGCTCCCGGACGGCGACGGCCTGAAGACGATCTATGTAAAGGTGCGCGACGACGTCGGCAACGAATCGACTGCGGCCAGCGACTCCATCACGCTCAACACCTCGATCCCCGCCGTGACCATCACCGGCCCCGACAAGAGCCGCATTTCCAAGGTCACGGGCTACGACGCAGCGGCGTTCTCCTTCGTCTGCGATGTGGACTTTGAGGAATACACCGTCCGCGTCGTCCCGGCGACGAGCAGCCTGCACACGGCGGGCACCCAGATCCCGACGACGGGCGGCTCCACCAACGTCAGCGGCACGGCGGGCGGCTACAAGAAGAACACCGCCATCAACGTCACCGTCAAGGGCGCAGACCTCGAATCGGCGTCTTCCGGCGACGGCGTGAAGATCGTGAAGGTCTTCGTCAAAAACGCCGCCGGGACGTGGAGCGCCGCGTAATGGCCGCGCCGGAGCTGACATTCTCCATCACGGGCAACAAGATCTCGGCGGTCTCGGGGTTCAACTCGATCACCGTTTCCTTCTCGTCGGACATCGCCTATACGGCTTTTGAGTGCCGCGCGACGAAGTCCGGCGAGGATTGGGGCCGCGGGAAGGGCGCTTTGATCGCGTCCTTCTCCCAGACCCCGGCGGGCACGCAGCGCACCTTTGAGGTATACGACGATTTTCTGCTTTCCGGTGATGGGGAATACCGCATTTCGTTGTTCGCGCAGGGCGTGGACGGCAGCTGGAACGACAACTACGGCTTTATCCCGCTGGGAGAGTCGCAGGCGCTGAAGACCGCGGACGGCGAGGATTTTCTGTGTATGAAGGAGTGATCGTATGGCTTACAACAGCCAGTTTACCGGCGCGCAGATCGACGAGGCTATCGCCGACGTGCGCAGCAACAAAGACGCGTGGAACGGAAAGCAAGATGTGATCCTCGCCTCCGGTGCGGCCGTCGGGGACCTGATCAAGGTCAAGGCGGTGGACGCCAGAGGGAAGCCGACGGCGTGGGAGGTGGCCGCGGCGGGCACGGATTATCTAACGGAAGCGCCCGTGACGAGCGTGAACGGGAAAACCGGAGCTGTCAAGGTTCGCGAAGTGCCGTCTGTCACCGCCGCTGATAATGGAAAATTTCTGCGGGTTGTTTCCGGTGCGTGGGAGGCGGTAGAGATCGCAAACGCGAATGGAGGGAGCTTCTGATGGCTGAATATTTGACAAACACAACCGACCTAACAAAGGTTGCGTCAGCTATCCGGGAGAAAGGTAGCACATCGGCTTCGCTAGTGTATCCGGATGGATTTGTGACAGCCATTCAGGCCATTCAAACCGGTACAGAACTGCAAATCATTGTAACTGTGACATCTGGTGCAACCGTTACTGCTACAAAAGGAAGTCTGTCTGTGAGCGGTACATCGGTCAATGGAACGTGCACGCTTATCGTTCCGGAAGCCGGAACATGGAGCGTATCCGCGACGCTGGACGGGAAAACATCTGACACAAAAGCCGTAACTATCACGGACAGTTACGCGGTGTCGCTTAATTTTGTATATCCGACACTGAATAAAAATACTTGGGAAACAATAAAAGATATATCCGACGCGGGACAGGGCGCGAACTATTGGAGCGTCGGTGACCGAAAGGCTGTAACGCTAAACGGCACGGTTGGACATCTTACACTATCTAATTACACAACATATGCGTTCATTATTGGATTTAACCATAACGCGAGCCTAGAAGGGGAAAACCGTATCCATTTCCAACTTGCAAAGACCGCGCTCTCCGGCGGTACGGACGTGTGTTTCTGCGATAGTTACTATACCTCGCCCGTTTCGACAACCGGCTATTTCTCTATGAACAGTAGTGCAACGAACTCCGGCGGATGGGCGAGCTCGCAAATGCGTACAAATATTTGCGGGACAAGCCTCTCGAGCTATTCCGGAACGATTATCGCAGTCATTCCGGCGGCGCTCCGTGCAGTCCTAAAGTCCGTTACCAAGTACACGGACAATACGGGAAATAATAGCACATCCGCGAGTGCGGTCACGGCGACAAAGGATTACTTTTTCCTCCTCTCGGAGTTTGAGGTTTTCGGGAGCATTTCGAGAGCAAACTCGAACGAGGCGAGTAAGCAAGCGCAGTACGCCTATTATTCCGCTGGAAACAGCAAGGTAAAGTACAAGCACAACGGAACGAGCGCCGCCGCTCGTTGGTGGCTCCGTTCTCCGCTTGCGAGCAACTCCGACGGTTTCGAGAATGTGAACACCAACGGGACAGTCGAAGATCGCACCGCGCGCGCTTCCTTCGGCTTCGCGCCCGGCTTTTGCGTATGAGGGAGAAGCGCATGGAATATATCGTGTATAAGCGGTTCCGTGGGAATGGCATCGATGGAGAATTTAATCTCCGATATGGAACTGCGGTATCGGAGATTGAAGGGTTCTTGTTTGCAGCAGACGGCAGGCGGATATGCGCTGCGACGTCCGAAAACGGGTGGGAGCATTTCAGGCCGAACACGCAGGAAGGTGCCGAGCGGCAGAAAATGCTGAACGATCTGTACCGATGGTACAGAAAAAACGGCTGCGGCGAAGACTTTACGGATGAAAAATGGCCGGGGCAGGAAAACGGCTACTGGAAAAACCGTTTGAGAACAGCAAGCACAAAGCAATTGGAGAAAATCTATCAAGAGAAATTTGGAGGGACGCCATGTATGCAGTAAAACAGGACGGCGCGTTTGCCGGGTATGCGGACAGTATTGTGCCCATCCGACTGCACGGCAACGGTTGTTATGTCCCGTGCAAGGAAGATCAGGCAGAAGGATTTTGCGCTAAAATGGCTGTGACTATTACAGATAGAGAAGGAACTGAACATCAGGTGCTTTCTGACATGGTATTTCATCTCGCCGGTTACACGTTGAAAGGTACTGAGCCAGAAGGCAGCTACGAGGAAATGGGCGCGGCATTGCCACTCACAGATGCGGAAACCGCCGCTAAGATTCTATTAGGAGAAGAAGAATGACATATACAGAAAGAGCTAGAGCATTACGTCCGTATATTGAAAAAGCAGCTATTAGTCTAACTGACGAGGACGCACTACAGGCAGTAGAGCTATTCCCACAGTGGGTAGTAGGGCATACTTATGTGGTAGATGAGCGGCTACAATATAATGGCGTATTATATCGCGTGGTTCAGGCGCATACCTCACAGGCAGACTGGACACCTGATATTACACCGGCGCTGTTCGTAGTCGTTTCACTGGATGAATGGCCTGAATTTGTACAACCCACTGGTGCGCATGATGCTTACAAAAAGGGCGACAAGGTGACGTTCAATGGAAAGCATTACATTAGCTTGATTGACGCGAATGTATATTCACCATCGGCATATCCGGCTGGTTGGCAGGAACAGGCGTAAATTTGAGAATATGGGAGGAAACATGGAGCCTCATTATTGCAAATACGCCTACCGCAAAAACGGAGACGTGAGCTTGCATTGCCGGTATCTGACGGAAAAAGGGGCGAGGCAGGGAAAAAGGCCGACTGGACAGACGCGGCCTTCGTGCCGATCTGATAAACACAGAAGGGAGACACCATGGACACCAAGACTATCATCGTTACGCTCGTCACCGACCGCACGCAGGCGGATGTGGAGCGGGTGCGGGAGCTGGCGGCGAAGGGCTTTGCCGCCATGACTTCCGACGAGCAGGCGGAATGGCTGGCCGGGATGAAGGGCGCGTATAACGCAAGCGACATGAACCGCGTGGGAACCGCCCTGAACTATCTGGCGGCGCGCCTCAGCTCGATTTGCGGCGGGAGCATTGCATGGACGGCGAAAACCAATTGGGCCGTCACGGACATCACAGCGGCCTCACAGGCTGAGACGTACAGACGGCAGATACAGGACATTCGCGACGCGCTTGCGTATCCTGCCGGTACGCCGGATGCGCCGCAGCTGGCGCGCCTGACCTACACCGGCGCGAATGATATCGAGCGCATTCTGAAACTCTGCGAAGAGCTAATCGTCAACGTTGCAAAATCTTTTCGCCACACCGGCGCGGCGGAGTGCGCCGCAGGAGGATTACTCACATGAAAGATAGGCAGCCAACACAGGTTTTAGCCAACGGCGCGATCCGGTACGGCATTTATAATGCCGACGGAAGCCTGAACCACTACGAATACCTCAAGCGCGAGGATGCGCCTACCGTCGAGGGAACGCCCCTCAACAAGGCAAATCTCCTGTCCGACGCGACCGCCGCCAAGCTCTGGCCAAACGCCGCCACCCGCCCGGAAGACCCGACCGTCAACGACGCGCTTGGCAAGCTTTCGGAGGGTACGGCCAAAGTCGGCGACATCGCTATCACCGCCCGCACAGACCTCTCCGATGCATGGCTCCCGTGCGACGGGCGCACTGTATCACAGGAGCAGTATCCAAAACTGTTTTCTGTGCTCAGAAGCTCTGCCGCGCCGCTTCCGTGGGCGTTGAAGACATCGAATATTCAGCCTGTAGCTATGTGGTATCTGAATGGGGAATGGGTCGGCCTGTACGACAGAAAGTTCTGGACGTCGCCCGATTTGGGGACGTGGACGCAGCAGGCGGATATGCCGACCGGACTCTCGCTGGTATCGGATGTGCAGTATGCAAACGGCACTTATTACGCTGTTTTTTCCGGAGACTCCACAGAGTTAAACGGAGTGTACACAACACGTAGCCTCGATACGCCGTTTGCGCTATATGCAAGCGGCATCCTGCCTGGAAGCGCTGGACTGAAGATGTTTATTACACCAAACGTTCTGTATATCTACAAAGTAAGAAGCAAATACGGAGCCTATAACAATTACACGGGAAGAGAAGTAAATGCCAGCTACGTAAACCAAACAACGAAGGAAATAGTAGGAATCTCAGGCTTTATCAGCGGAATTGTATTTTACGCCGAAGAAAAGGACTGCTTTTACAAACTGAACTGTAGCACCAGCGGCACACTGAAGACTTCAAAGGCAAAAACCCTGATCAATCCGACGTGGGAGGCAGTCAGCAGCGTAAACATCGAAGAATTAACTCCGTCCTTCAACCAGCCGTCGACGTACACCTATCACGCCCTAATGTCGGCTTACCACTGTGGCGCAAATATAATTGCTTTTTTTGCACTGGTGAACGCTGCTTTCTCTGGCACGGGAACCACGATGTATAGCGGATATATGGTATACAGGTATTCTGCGGACTACGGTGCAACGTGGGAAAACGGGAAGGTGGTTTCCTACAAAACCGATAGCTACTTGCTCGACAACTATACGAACGGCAAATACGAAAACGGGCTTTTGGTGCTTTCGGAAACCGCAAGCGAATCTGAAAGTGCTGATCGAGCGGAAAAGATCATTGCAATCAGCGCTCCAGCATCCGGCCCGGTATATGGAGACGTACTGGGGAGCAGCGTCGACAGTATTGCACTATCGCCGGACGGGGAGGCGGCATACATATCATCGAATGGGCTGGCGTACTGCGATTATAGCGCGGCGGGAAAAGAAATCCCTACCATCGGGACGGACACAAGAAGCAATGCTTACATCAAGGCGCTGGAGGAATAGCCATGCGGGATAGAATCGGCACAAACGATCTCGCAAACGGGGCCGTCCGGTACGGGGTGTATGACGCGGCGGGAAGCCTTCTGCGGTATGAATGGCTTCGCCCGGAGGACGAGCCACTTGAGGCCGGAACGCCGCTCACAGCAGGAAACCTGCTGACGGCACAGAGCGCCGCAAAGATCTGGCGAGCGGGCGACGCACCGGCGAACCCGATGGTAAATGAGGCATTCGGGAAGCTTTCGGAACCGAACTACCGCGTCGGCGATACCCTCACAACCGTCCGCGTGCTCTCCGCCCCGTGGCACGCGTGCGATGGCTCAACCTTCGATCAGACTGCATACCCGGCCCTCTACGCAGCCCTCGGCGGCACGACGCTGCCGACGATCAGCTATTCCAGCGATACCACCACCTACATCAAAATGGCGGACAATTAGCCCGGCAAAATAAAAGAGAAAGGTACGGAAAAATGGACACCAAAACCATCATCGTCACCCTCGTCTGCGCCGTGCTCGGCTCGTCCGCGCTGACGGCGGTAGTCAACGCCGTCGTCAGCGCGGTACAGAAAAAGCGCGGCAAGGCCACATCGCAGGATACGCACCTCGCCGAGATCGATAAAAAGCTCGGGAAAATGCAGGAGCATCAGGACGAGCAGTATCTGGCAATCCTCCGCCTCACGATCATGAGCGAGGAAATGCCAATGGCAGAGCGCTTGATCGCCGGAGAGAAGTATAAAAAAATGGGCGGGAACGGCGATGTGAAAAAATTCCTGCACCAGCTGGAGGCGCAGTGCGGACATAGCAGTGCGCAATAAATTGGGAGGCAGATATGCGGGTAAAAGGCAAGTGGAGCAAGGGCGAAATGGCGCGAACCATTGTTTTGTATCTGCTCCAGCTCATCACGACGGTAATTGTCTGGGCCTGCGCGCTGAAAACCGTCGCCGTCCTAATTGCAGTCATCCGCAGCCCAGAACTCGGCGCGTCGGTCGACCTGTCCGACGTACTCGGCTTTACCGGCTGGGCAACCATCACAGAGCTTGGCCTGCTTGCCTTCAAGCGGGTTTTTGCGAAGAAAAATGAAACAGTCGAATAGCGAAAGGAGTAATTACTTATGGACTACACACAGATCATCTCGGCAGTGATCGCGCTCATCAGCGCGCTCGTTTCGGCGTTTCTGATCCCGTGGCTCAAAACCAAGATCGATGCCAACAAACTGCAAACCATCAAAACATACGTAGAGATCGGCGTAAAAGCGGCGGAACAGCTCTACGCGGCAACGGACGGCGAGGAAAAGAAAGCCTATGTGATCAATTTTCTGGCCGAACACGGAATCCGGTTCGACGTATCTACAATCGATCAGCTGATCGAGGCCGCCGTGCTGCAGCTGCACCACGAGTTGTACGGGAGTGAGCGGGCATGAGTATCAAGATCGGACAGGCCAGCCTTGGAGAGACGGGCGGCCGCAACCAGCAGCCCGGCAACCAGACCGGGCGGGAGCTGAATATCTCCAACTGGTACAATGGCCGCTGGCTCGGCGTCCTGCGCTACAAGAGCCGCAAAAAGGCCGAGCGGGCCGCGCAGACGTGCGAGGCGGCCATTAAGAACCGGAACATCGGCTACGACATGGACAACAGGAACACGGCGTATGAGGCCGCCAGAGCCGTCGGGTGGGACGTGAGCAGGATCGCAAAGCCCGTGGAGACGGACTGCTCCGCGCTCATGATGCTCTGCGCCGTGGCTGCAGGCTGCGCGTCGGTCGAAGCGCTCTACCGTCGGCAGGGCAACAGCTGCACCACCTACTGTATGCTGCACGATTGGCCAGCAACGGGAGATTTTGTGCTGCTGACCGGCAGCAAGTATCTGACGACGGACGCGAATCTCCTGCGCGGGGACGTACTGGTAAGCGAGGGCCATACCGTGATGGCCCTCGAAGATGGAAAAAATGCAGAGGAGGAAACCGAAATGGTAGAAAAGAGCAAGATCATCGTGGACGGCAAGGAAGTCGCCGTTGAACGCATCCTGAAAGACGGCACGAACTACGTCAAGGTGCGCGATCTGGCCGCTGCGCTGGATCTCGAAGTCAGCAACAAGGGCAACATCGCCGTGCTGAAGCACAAGGAAAAGTAAGGAGGCGGGCGTATGTCGCCGCAGGCGCGGGCCAAGCTGCCGCCAGAGCTGGGCCGCCTGACCCGCAAGGATATGGAGGCCGTGATCTATCAGGCCAATCTTGGCCGGGAAAATGAGAAGATCGCGCAGCTCTATTTTGTGGATAAGCTTCCCCAGGTAGACGTTGCAACAGAGCTGTTCCTGGGCCGCGCCACGGTCCAGCGCCGCCTGCCGGAGATCATGCGGGAGATGCAGCGGACATCCAGCAAACTGTATAACTGAGATAAGCGCCGAGAAATCGGCGCTTATTTTTAAAAATTTTTGCATTTTCCTCTTGACAATTACACGCATTGCGTGTATAATAAAGCCATAAGATAAAGCAAGGCGAAAGCCGGGAGGGAACAAAAATGAAACAGTACAAATACTTTTACAAAGTCACCGACGAGAACGGCCAGATCATTTTCAACCATCGTTCCGATTATGCATACCGTCTTCTGGCGCTTGCGAACAAGGAAAGCCGCGACAGCGACGGCAGTATGCTTGCCGCATGGTACTTCGGCAAGGTTGAGCACAACATCCCCGAAGACGTGTGGGAGCGTGTGCGGGTTTACGGCGATAGAATTTGAAACGGAGGGAACTACAGATGACGAACGTAGAGGAAATCACTAGAATCATGGAGGCCGGGCGCGACGCAGGCCGCGCACAGGAACCGATGCGGTTTTCGACGCAGGAAGAGCGCAACGCATGGTATGAGGAACAAACGGAAATTCTGGCGAAGGTTATGGCTCCAGTAGGAGACGAACCTTACGATAAGAACTTACAAGGGCATAAGATCGCGGACCGTTTTGCGGATATCCATACATTCGAAATCTACAGGCTTACCAATATCCGATACATTATCGGGGACTTCGAAACGTATGAGGAGTACGCGGCCCACTGCCGGGCGGAAATAGAAGCATGGGCCGATGAACTTCGTGCAGATTTGGGGGAAGAGGACGATTGAACGGCTATCAGCAAGCGATCCTCATGCTGCTCGGCGTTGATACCTGCGGCAAGTTCCTTGTCCGCTGTGTTGATCGGTGGTACATCAACGCGGTTGCCGAGCTTTTCCCTACTGCGCCATACCTCCAGCACCGTGCAGACGGGAAGAAAGACTTTTGGGTTGTGAAATCCGCGAAGGTGCATCTTCTCCCGTCCCTCGCCGACGTGACGGATTGGCAGGGATTTTGCCGCGGTGTGGTGGAGCTGCAAGCTTGCCTTGATCTCTGGCCGCACAAGGTACGTGGCAAGCCCACCAGGACGCCACGGCTGCGGGTTTACGGGCAGCCTGAGCTTTTAACGCAAATATCCTCGCATTTTTCGGCAGGGCCGAAAAAGCTGCAATTTCAGCGCACGCAGACCGGCGAAACGTGCGTCCTGTACTATCAAAGCCCGGCAGAAGTTGCTGATATTCTCGATTCGCTGCACGGCGAACCTTGCAACCGCGAACTCTGGGCCAGCTGGGACGCGCTCATGCAGCAAAATTCATCAGTATAGGAGGATCGAAAAATGAAACTCACACCCTTTATCCGCTCCGCCCTCTACGCCGAAACCGGTGCATACACCGACCGCGACTCCTACATCTCCGATATGGCGCTGTCCAGCGTCTGGGGCGATGCCGAAGACGAAGAGATTCTGGCGGAGCGGCTGGCGCTGCTCGGCGGGATCTGGGACGGCGCGCACTGCACGATCCCGGATGTGATCAAAAAATACGGCCTGACGCAGACCGGATTTGCGCAGTATTTTGGAATCCCGCTGCGCACCGTGCAGGACTGGTGCGGCGGACGGCGTGGATGCCCGCCGTATGTGGCCGCGATGGCGGCGGAGATTCTGGCTGTAAACGAACGATAACAAAAACTAAGCCCGTGGAATAACCGCGGGCTTAAATTTTGAACCAAATTGATACACAACTGAGGCACAAGAAGCCGCAAAAAGGCCCATACTGGACACACAAAGGAGTGTTCGGTATGGGCTTTTCTTATTTTAATCCAAACCCCGCCGGGCAGAAGGTCGGGGACTGCACCGTCCGGGCCATCGCAAAGGCGACCGGGAAGAGCTGGGACGAGGTGTATATCGGATTGTGCCTGCAAGGACTCATCATGGGAGATCTGCCGAGCGCAAACAGTGTATGGGGTGCATACCTACGGCAGCATGGTTTTACCCGGAACGTGATGCCGAACACCTGCCCGGACTGCTACACGGTCGGCAGGTTTGCCGATGAGCACCCGCGCGGGACGTATATTCTCGCCCTCTCTGGGCATGTAGTGTGCGTGCAGGATGGGACGATCTATGACAGCTGGAATAGCGAGAACGAAATCCCGCTTTATTACTGGGTAAAAGAAACGGAGGAATGAACATGGCATATCCCTATTTCAATCCCTATTATCCGCAGCCGATGCCGGATAACCTCATGCAGATGCGGCAGATGCAGCAGCCACAGATGCAGCCCATGCAGCAGCCTATGTCGCAGCCAGTGCAACAGAACCCCATCGCGCAGAGCGGTGTGCAGTGGGTAAACGGCGAGCAGGAGGCAAGGGGTTATCTCATCGCGCCCAACTCCGCTGTGGCGCTGTGGGATTCTACCGCGCCGACTGTGTATCTCAAGCAGGCGGATGCAAGCGGGAAGCCGACGCTCAAGATTTACGACCTTGTAGAGCGCGCAGAGACGCCCCGTACATCTCCGCAGGGAAAGGGCATGGAATTTGTCACCCGTAAAGAGTTTGACGCGCTGGCGGCTCTTGTGGGCGAAATAAAGGGCAAAAAGAAACGCAAGGCCGAGGAGGACGAAGACGATGAGTAATCCGTTTATGGCCGCGCTGGGCGGCGGGCAGATGCCGATGGGCAATTTTGCACAGATGGTGCAGCAGTTCAACCAGTTCAAAGCAAATTTCAAGGGCGACCCCAAAGCCGAGGTCGAAAAGCTCTTGCAGAGTGGTAAGCTAAACCAGCAGCAGCTCAATCAGCTACAGCAGATGGCGAAGCAGTTTCAAAGCCTGATGCAGTAATCATCAACATAAATCAACATCGTGGCCACGATTTGATGAATAAAAATTTTTCAAAGGAGTGATACTATGTCTCTTTCTGACGGCGGCGTTCAGGCCACTATGCCTGTTGCGCCAACCGGCATGATGAACAGCGGCTTTGGCGGCTTCGGCGGCGATGGCGCGTGGTGGATCATCATTCTTTTCCTGTTTGTTTTCTGCGGCTGGGGAAACAACGGCAACAGCGGTGCTGCTGACAATTACGTCCTTGCAAGTGATTTTGCCACTCTTCAGCGCCAGATCGACAGCGCAGCATCGACGATCGAACGTAAAAGCGACATTACGCAGCAGGGCATCTGCGATGGCTTCTACGCCATGAACACTACGCTGCTGAACGGCTTTGCGGGCGTCAATCAGAACATGAACAGCGGTTTCCAGAATGCCGAGCTTTCCCGCTGCAACCAGCAGGCAGCTCTCATGCAGCAGCTCAACGCCATGCAGATGCAGGCCGCAGATTGCTGCTGCGAAAACCGTGCAGCTATCGCCCAGGTGCGCTACGACATGGCGACGCAGGCGTGTGACACGCGCAACACCGTGCAGAACGCCACGCGCGACATCATTGACGCGAACAACCAGAACAGCCGCGCCATCCTCGACTTCCTGACGCAAAGCAAGCTGTCCGACCTCCAGACCGAGAATCAGAATCTGAAGCTGGCGGCATCTCAGGCCGCGCAGAACAACTACCTCATTTCGCAGCTGCGTCCGTGCCCTTCCCCCGCTTACATTACCTGTAACCCGTGGGCTGGTAGCGGCTATGGCGGCTGTGGCTGCAATCAGGGGTGCGGCTGCTGACAACTGCATAGCATAGCTTTTTCGTGACCTCACGAAAATGGTCGGCCCCGTGCCGATACTGACAACAACGCGGCGGGGCAATCGCCCTGCCGCTGTATTTTTATGAAAGGAATGATTTTATGGCTGAATTTACATCATCCGGGATTCAAACTGTCGCCGCTGGGCAGAACGTCCCGCTTATCTCCACGGCGGCTTGCGGAAAGCCGTGCATCGTACATCGAGAAGGAAGCGGGCTTGTTACGTTGCGCGGGCTTACGCAGCAATGCAAGGCGAAGTTCCGCGTATCCTTTGGCGCGAATATCGCCATCCCTACAGGCGGAACAGTAGGTGCCATTACCGCTGCGCTTGCAATCAACGGCGAACCTCTGAGCAGCGCCACAGCGACCGTAACCCCTGCGGCTGTTGAAAACTATTTTAACATCTTTGTTTCCACATTCGTGGAAGTCCCGCGCGGCTGCTGCCTGACTGTAGCGGCGAAGAACACCAGCGCCCAGGCGATCAATTTCGCAAATAGCAATATGATCATCGAGCGCGTATCGTGAAAGGAGGATGCAATATGTACGATTTGAGAAACCTGCGTGAAATGCTCTGCAAAGAGCTTGACGAAATCGCCGACAAGCGCGAAATGTCTGCGGGCGATCTGGACGCGATCCAGAAGCTGACGAGCTCCATCAAGAATACATACAAGATCGAGATGGCTGAAGACGGCGGCTATTCCCGCGATGGCGAGTGGGAGGCGGATATGCGCGGTACATATGGACGGGGCAGCTCTTACCGTGGCCGCCGCCGCGACGCAATGGGCCGCTACAGCCGCACAGACGCCCGCGATCATATGCGCGCGCAGCTGGACGATATGATGCGCGATGCGGACGACGATAAGACCCGCGAAGCGATCCGCCGCTGCATGGAGCAGATCGAGCGGGCATAAGGAGGCGCGATATGCTGGATAAAGCCGAGATCCGCAAGGAGATAGCGCGGCTGGAATATGAGGAATCCAGCTATCCCAATTATGCCAAACTGGCAGATCTTTATGTGATACGCGACAAGATGCAGGAAGAGGAACGGGGCGACGGCGGTAAGTATGTGGGTTACTACTCCGGCGCTCCCGCCCCTGTGACCGCAGAACCGGCTATCGTTGGCGAGTACGGGGACAGTGAGTTTTTACTTGCGGTAGCTGGGAAAAACCCGGCAAAGGCTTGGGCGGTTGTTGATGAACTTATGGACACACTATCGCTTGTGAACCGAAAAGTCTATGATTCTGTGCTGCGGAAAATAAAGTCCATGTAGCAAAAAACAGGGGAGTCCCCTCGCATTGCGCTTAATTTGTAGCATACAATGTAGCATACAGGAAATGATTTTATGTTACATAGCGTGTCATAATGTGATTTTTCGCTTTTTGGGAATACGCGGAAAATAGGGCAAAAAGCATAAAAAAGTACCGGTTTTAGCTGCTTTCAAGCTAAAACCGGTACTTTGGCGCGGAAGGAGAGATTTGAACTCTCGCGCGCTTTTTAGACGCCTACTCCCTTAGCAGGGGAGAAAAAACCATTGAAAACACTGGGGAAATTGGCATTTGTAACATATTTTGTAGCATACAGAATTCACTCTGGCGAGTCGTTTTGCAACTGATTTACGGCATCGACCATGCCTTTCATGTCCGGGTGTACGTACCGTTGGGTAGTCGTTATCTTCGTGTGGCGCATGATTTCCTTGATCGTAAACGGGTCGATGTTTTTCATCGCGAGGGCTGTAGCGGTTGTATGGCGGCATGAGTAAGGTGGTAGCTTTTGCACTCCGGCGAGCTCCAAACACTCATAATATCTCTTGTAAAAATTATCTTTGTTTATGCAGCAGATATTTCCGACGCGCGATTTGCTTTCTTCGCATAGTTCATGCAGCACCGGCGCAACGAAATCCGGGAAGACCATAGGCGTTTCCTTCCGCTTCTTTGTCTTTATGCCGCCTCGGACGATCTCATTCTTTTCAAAGTCAATCATATCTTTCTTGAGTTTCAGAAGCTCACCGGGCATCATGCCGGTATAAATCATCGTTAAAATAAACCCAACGAAGTGGTCTTTTGCATACGCTTCCCATAGCTTTTTTACGTCGGCGTCGGTAAACGGCTCCGGCGACTTCTCTTCCAATTCCGGAAGCTTTATGTACTTTGCAAGATTCACGGTTGTCTGCTTTTCTGCGATTGCGAGGTTATAACAGTGGGAAAGGACGGTTTTCATATCTTTCCGTGTGTAATAGGTGCTGGCGTTGCGGTCGATAACATCCTGTATCTGCGCGATGGTAAGCGCGTCTATCTCACGGTCGGCGATTTCTCTCATGCGCTCGAAAGCCTTTTCCGCCGCTCCCTGACGATCAGCCGATAAGGACAGATAATCCCCACGCAGATATGTTTTGTAGTATTCTCTGAGAGTGGGGATTCGCTGCTCTTCCTTCGGAGGGTTTGCTGCATATTGGAGGGCGGCGCGCTTTGATGTAAACCCGCCTTTTGTTCGCATCTTTTGCCGAAGCTTGTCATTCTCGTCTAGGTAAGTTCTTTCTGTCCAACGCGCCGTCCACGTCTTCCCTCGCTGGTAAGCGCTTCCTTGCCCGTTCCCGCGTGTCCGGTTTCGCCGCGCTTCCTGTTTTTTCCCGCACCAGCAACAGTAGGGCGCGCCGTCTGGAATTTCTTTTTTACACTTGATGCACTCCATGTTTCCCTCCACGTTCTTTTCGGATCGCGTAGAAAGTAATTGCAGAAGCCAGAACTGAACCTACGATCAGGGCGATACACGCCCATGCGGTTACGGTCAAATCTCCATCGCGAATGAGGCCTGCGTTCCGAATCTGCGCATCCGTTACAAGGCAGGCAATCAGGGTAAAGGAGAGCAGCAAACAAAATAGGGCGAGAATGTAACACATTGTATGTGTAGACCTTATCTGCGCGCTCTGTAGGGCTGTTGCTGCCTCCAGCTTGGCGTTTTCAAGCTCGACGTGATGGATCTGCTTGGTCAGCTTTTCCGGGCTTCCGACGCGATTTTCAAGGCCGAACAGCTCGTCGAGCGACAACCCGAGCGTTTTGCATAGCGCAGCCGAGTTGTAAAGCCGTGGATCCGCTTGTGTTCCAGCGTATAATCGGCTCACGGCAGAGAAGGAAACGCCGGACTCGTTCGACAGCTCCTCCAACGTCATCCCGCTTGCATCTTTTGCCCTTCTGATCTTCCCCTGATACGCGCCGATAAACGGAGCGAGATCCTGTATTGCGGACATGATTACGCCTCCATTCGTAAGTTTCAGTTTTATTTCTTACATTTTCCATATAAAAATGCAAAACATGTGACAAGAACGCAGGATTCGCCCTTTTCTTACAAACATTATCTGGTACAATGAAAACGTAGCAGATAGTTCCTGAATCCGGCATCTGTTGAAATGGCCCCACCGTATGTTCCAGATACGATGGGGCCGGGCAAACCGAATATTATATCAAATCATCAGTCCCATAAACTGTACACCATTGGATTCCTGATTCCCAAAAATAACGCGGTCTGTTTGTTTATAATGCCATGTTGATTTTTAGAACAATCGTTCTATAATAAATGTCAGGAGGAAAAAATATGGAGTGCATCAATATCCGGGTAAACAATGGGCGGGTCGACGTGACGGTCGACGGTGCGAAGCTGACAGACGTGCATAGCGTCAGCGTGGACTACATCAGGGGCATTCCGCTCCTGTTTTCCTGCGTCGCGGACGTAGGCCGGGAACAGGACGATCGGCGGGAACCGAGAATCCTGCACTGAATTTATTGTGCGTCCCTCGAGTTCGCTTCCTCCAGCACATTTCCGGCCTGGTCTACAAACTGCACACGCACGTTGTCGGCCGGAGTTCCGTTGAATGCGTTGTACATACCGCCGTACATATAAAATGCCAGTGTAAGGAGTGAGTCCTGAAGCCCAACCACATCAGTAGAAAGCGTTACAGTAAAGGACGTGTAATCGCTGGACGCTTCGGCGGAAATGACGTTTGGGTAGTCAGAGGAACCGGCCATGTCCGCAAGCTGGGCGTCAATGTTCTGCGCCAGCTCCTGCATAAGCTCTTTGTGCCGTGCCGCCGTCATAACGTAGGTCGCGGAGCCGTCAGGATTCAGCTCTATAGACAGAAGCCCGTCTGTTTCCTTTACCTTTTCGTCCAATGCCTGCTGCGTCGCATCTTCGCCGATAAAGTCGGCTGGGATCGTGAGCTTGACCTTATTGCCCCATGTTTTTTCAGCCGTTATCGGTGTGGTTGCCGTTTCCCCGGTCTGTGCGTCGTCTTCCGTCTTTGCCGACTCCGATGCGGAGATTGTATCCGGCTCCTGCCTCTTGATCGGCTCGGCTGGCTTCTTCGCGGGCTTTGATGCGATAAGGACAACTGCCAGCACAACGGCAGCGAACGGAACAGAAAGAATCGCGATTTTTTGAACCGAAATCATCTTTTTGTTTCTTGCGCCGCATTCCGGACAGACGCGGGCACTTGCATTGATTTGCGTTCCGCAAGAGCGGCAGATCATCTTCCGGTTCGGCGTGTCACAGTGCGGGCAGAACTTCTCCCGTTCCGGGAACTCTGCCCCGCATCTTGGGCACTGCACAATATATTCATTTTTAGTCATCAATGCGGCACTCCTTATATGGTTTGTAAACAATTACATATTACCACTTAGAACCAGCCACCGCAACATAGAAGCTGCACAAAAATAAACGTCGGAATTTGGAAGATTAGAGAAGGAGGACACAAAAATGACTTGTGTTCAGGGTGATCTGTGCTATAATAAGGGTGAAGAAATTGCGCCCGCTGATATTGGCTTTCAGTATTTAATGGAACTTACATCAGAGGAAAAACTAGAACTAATTAGAATGTGGAAGGAGCGAAACAATGTTTCTGAGCAAGGAAAAGTACGATAATATTATGCTGCAGTTGTGCAGAATCAGGACTGAAATTTCTACAAAAGATGAGTGCGGAGAAGCGTGCCGGATGTGCGAACACGCGATCGGCGCGGCCAGCCCAGGCGGCGACATCGTGCTTGTCTGCGAAAAAAAGCTTAAAGCAGTTTGCAGCGACTTTAGCCCTCGGATCCTGACAGACATTTGTTCAGGAAATTCCAGAAATGTTCAGACGTAAGCATCCCGAGCAGGAATGAGATTACTGCAATCACTAAATCATGGATTCGACTAGCCTTTGTGGACTTCTTCCGCTGATCAATATACGCCAAGTAGTCCTTCCCGCGTTCTTCTATTTCAATTGCGCAGGACGCGCCAAACGATAACACAGGGACACCATCTTTGCTGGGGATTGGGTGCAGATTTGCAAGTCCAAAATGTTTCAGCCTATTTGCGGTCTGGAAAATATCATCCGTCGCAAATATTCTGCTATCTGCCAACGCTTTAAGCATTTTTCTTTCATCTTTGCTCAACTCGATTTCCGAAAACGGAAGGTCGCTTGCATCATCCATTCTGCTTTCTCCGGCTCTTTAGCATACGTGCCATTTCGAGCAAATCACGGCGCTCATTTTCATCCGCAGAACTCCAAATTTCACGGAGTTCTGCGGTTTCGCTATCTTCGGCCTCATCCTTCGGGATGGGGTCTTTTTTTATGCCCTCCTGCGGAACGAGTTCCTTGTCCGGCAGCAAGTCTGCAACTGATACACCGAGATATTCTGCGATAATTTTAAGATTTTTCATAGAAGGGTTTGTTTTCCCTGTGTTCCATAGAGAGTACGATGCAGACGTAATACTGCAATCCTTATAAAACTGCTGTTTCGGTATACCTTTTGCAGCAAGCAGGGCGTTGATTCGTGCGACTATGGGCGATTTAACCACAAAGCAACACTCCTTTTTGTATAACTTTACACCTAGCAATTACAAAGTTTTTATTGACACTAGGAGCAACTTAGTGTATACTAGGTTTCGTTAGGGCGGAACTTACAAGTGAGGTGATGGCGTGAAGAAAGACAAGTATATATGGGGATTTCAGATTGTTGGTTCAGACTGCGGATATGACGAGTTCGGGACGTTCCATTGCACGTGCGGTCATTGCCTTCCGTTACGAGTTGATGTAAGTAAGGGCGGCAAATATCGCGGCAGCGACTGCGGCGACGGCAGATACGACGGTGAAAAACATGTTGATAAGAAACCGCCTTTTCTCCGTGCGTGCTTTCGAGCCTTCGGTTTCGACAAGCACATTTAGACCGTTTTCTCCTATGGATTTGTAACGCTTATTCCGATTGAGGAACAACCTGATTCTTTCTCTGAACGACTTGCACATGATTCATGCCTCGGCTTATGAGGCGTGAAAAGAACACCGCCCCGGACAACTTATCGGATTGTGAAATAATGATAGGTGGTACTTTCATCATAACACAATTCACTAAGTTGTCAAGCAAAACTTAGTATTCACAGACAGGAGGTATGTAAAGGCATGGGTTTTAAGGAAGCGAGGCTTGCCGCTGGATTGACCGTTCAACAGGTAGTCAAGGCGCTAAAGGTTTCAGATGCATCCGTTTATCTGTGGGAAACCGGGCAGATGTATCCGAAGACAGCGCGCCTGCACGAAATCGCAGATCTGTACGGCTGCACAGTGGACGAGCTTTTAAAGCCGAGAAAGGAGGAAAAATGACGCTGGACGATATCCGGGCAATGTCAAAGCCCACAATCCTCGCAAGCGAGGCGGCGCAGGTGCTCGGCTGTGACCCGCAATGGCTTCGCTTGATGGCGCGGGAACGGCCTGAAAAGCTGGGCTTCCCGGTCTGCTGCACAAGCAAGCACAGAGTAAAGATCCCGAGAGAGCCGTTTTTGCGGTTTCTCGGAGCATGAGAAGGAACAAATGAAAGTCAGATTAACATTTTTGGAGCCGGTTCTTGGCACATGGCCGAGCAACGAAAACATTGCGCGGGACTTTATCGCAAGCAAGGCCCCGGACGCAAGTACGATCGAGGATGAGATCGCAGCGCTCGGCGCGGACGCTGTCGCCGAAAAGGGCAAAACCGTTTTCCCGCGTACCGACGGACAGCCGATTCTGTACGATTATCAGATCAAAGGCTTTTTCAAAGACGCCTGCGGTATGCTGGCACGCGTGAAATCCAAGAAATCCAGCGCCCTGAAAGCCTATAAGAAGATCATCGACGGCCTGATCTTTGTAGAGCCGCGCATGATTCCCATTGAGGTCAACGGTGAGGTCGGCGAATGCCAGAGACCGCTTCGTGCGCAGACCGCACAGGGCGAGCGTATAAGCCTTGCAAACTCGGAGGAAATCCCGGCAGGCAGCACGATCGAGTTTGAAATCGTGATGCTCGACGAAAAGGCGCACAAGGAAGCAGTCCTGGAATGGCTGGAGTATGGCCGCCTACGCGGCATCGGCCAGTGGCGGAACTCCGGCAAGGGCAGATTTACCTACGAGGTTCTGAATGGTTAAGTGCAAGGGTGAGGCCACGCAGGGACTTGCGAGGGAAGCGCGTCGCTGAGAGCAGCGGTGAACGGCAACGGAATTGCTTCGTACCGATGGGCGTAGATGCGCAACGGCAGTGTTTAGCGGTGATATGCGCAGCAAAGGAAAAGCATGGAAACGCTCAGGAATACAATGAACTGCAATGGCTTGGCTTAGTGTGGCAAAGAACGGCAAAGGCAAGGAATGAATAGCCCAGCAATGCAGGGGCATGGCAAATCATCGAAGGCTACGCGCAGCTACGGCGCAGCAACGAATGCAAAGCAGGGGAAAGGCCAAGCAGGGCAACGCCAAGCAGCGGCAACGAATTGCGAAGCAACGAACAGAAATCGAAAAAGGAGAGGACAGAAGGAGGATGCAGCATGGCGGAAGTGAAGACCTACACCCTGACGCTGGATGCGCAGGAGCTGCATGATCTGATCGAGGCGGTGCTGGTCTGCGAGTGCCAGGCAGCGCAGATCATTAACGGACTCAAGCGAAAGGGACTGGATCTGGACGCGCAGAAGCTCGTGACACAAAACGCCCGTCTGGCGCGTCTCGTCAGGCGGATGCAGGAGACGAAGGAGGATAAGCGGAATGCGGAAACTGATTCTCAGCGGAGACGATTGGTTTGAGCTGAAGCACACGCTGGAGCTACTTGTGATCGCGACCCACAATGAGGCCAATGAGTTTGAGGCAATGGCCGCACACCAGCCCGCGGAAATAGCGGAGCGGGCTGCAAACCTCGCAAAACGCCGCCGGGAAAGGATGGAGAACTATAAACGGCTTATGGCACTGGTAGAATCGGCAGAACGGCTGCCGGATACGAAGGAGGACGCAGAATGAGAACCAATCTTGCAGAACGGCTCGGGTATGAGCCGGAGGAAACGACCGAGGAGCGCCGGGAGCGGCTGCGTGAAGAATTGGAGGCCCGCAAGGCGGCGCGGCGGATCGTCAAGGGCCTGTGCCTTTGGGTCAGCGGCGCAGCGATGATCTTGGCCGCAATGGCCGGGACGGCCGAAATGACGTATGAATGCGTCGTGACTGGCTTCGTCGCGCTCGTAGCGCTGCTGTATGGTCTGGCATAAAGAAATGACCCCTGCCGCGCGGCAACGCGACAGAGGCCGAAAGGAAAACGATTGTCGCCCTCATTATAGGGCAGAAAGGAACATATGTCAAGTTTAACGGATTCCCGCGTCCGGCATGGTGCGAAAGCCTGCGTCGACGCGGTACATCGGGCCGACTACCCGAAGTTCAACAAATGCCTGCTTTCTCAGTGCGAAGCGCCGGAGAAATACGGCGTGCAGCTTGTTCCGGAGGCAGCTGCGGCGATCAAGGCGCTGGACGCGCCGAAGAACCGCAGCGATAAGCGCCGGAAGGTGAACCGGTATTATTTCCGGCTGACGGACGAGCAGGCTAAGAAGTTGGACAGGCTTCTGAAAAAGCTGGGCTATTCCACGGTGCAGAGCTTCTGTGAAGCGCTGATCCGCCAGGAGGTGAGCCGGAATGGCGTATGACGGCGAAAACCTGTACTTGAGCATTCCAGAGCCGGAGTACGAGCCGGAGTACGAGCCGGACGAGCCGGAGGACGAAGATCGTTATTTGTTCCCGCCGCTGTGGCTGGTGGGAAAGATGAAACAGGAGGAAGGATAAAATGGCAATCAAGAAACCCGCTGAACTCGATTTCAGCAACAAGAAATTCATGTGCATCATTTCCGGACAGCCCGGCCTTGGCAAGACAACGCTGGCGCTTTCCGCACCGAAGCCGTTTCTGTTCGACACGGACAACGGCATTGCCCGCGTCAGGCCGGAGCAGCGCGGCGTGACCTCTGTTGTGGAATCCTACGAAGAAATGCTTGGCGATATGGACTCCGAAGAATACAAGGCGGCTGAGTCCGTCGTGATCGACACCGGCGGTATGCTGGTACAGCTGATGAAGGACTGGGCAAAGAAGCAGGACAGCAAAGCTGCAAAGGATGGCCGTGCAATGTATGGCGTGATCAAATCCGAGTTCGACCGGCTGTGTTACCAGATCCGCGCAAAAGACCGGAAGCATTTGATCGTGGTGTTCCACACGACGGAACAGCAGAAGGGAGACACCATCCAGACGCGCCTTTCCTGCGAGGGCAGCGCGAAGGATATTGTTTGGACGCCTGCCGATTTTGGTGGCTATATGTTCATGATGGGCAACAAGCGCATGATCGGCTTTACACCGACAGACGAATACTTTGCAAAAGGCTGCTTCGGTGTGCGCGGCGTGATGCAACTGCCGGAACTCAAGCCCGGCCAGAAGTCCACGTTCCTAACAGATCTGTTCCGTAAGGCGCAGGAGGATATCAATGCGCAGGCCGCAATCTACAGCGGTGAGAAAACCGCATATGACGTGGCGATGCAGGAAGGCCGCGCGTTTATTGCCCTTGTCGGCGACCCAAAAACGGCGCTGAGAGCCCGCAAAGAGCTGGCAAAGCTCCAACACTCGCTGACCAGCGCCGCAGAGCTTGGCGCAGAGTTCAAGCGCAAGTGCAAGGAACTCGGCCTGAAATACGATAAGGAGAAAAACGCCTATGTACTGGCTGACACAAAGCCTGCTGAGCAGCTGGAAGCACTTTCTTGATGCGGATGATGCGTATGCAGACGCGGCGCTGTCCTCCTTCCTCTCCACGCTTCGGCGTGAAGAGAGGGAGACGACACCAGCTATGCAGGCGGGCATTGATTTCGAAGCGGCGATTAACAGCACGGTTGCTGGCGTACCAATTGAGCCTGTCAGTGAGAAATACGACCGGGCTGTAGCAAAGTTTTCCCGCATTTGTGCGGGCGGTCAGCCGCAAGTGCCGGTCGCCGGGAAGCTACACGTATCGGGCTTGGATTTCCAGTTATACGGCGTCTGCGACTACGTAAAGGCCGGAATCATCTACGATATCAAGCGCGTGCAGCGGTACGAATACGGCAAGTATCTGCACAGCCCGCAGCATCCGATGTATCTGCATCTGCTGCCCGGCGCGTCAAAATTTACATACCTGATCTTCGACGGCGCGAACACTTACGCGGAGACGTACCGGCGCGGCGATTTCGCGCCTATCGAAGATACGATTTCATGCTTTATCAATTGGCTTTTGGCAAACGGTTATATCAACGATTATTTTACACATTGGGAAATGAACACTGAAAGGATGGACAAAGTAGATGGGATTTAAGGCAGTAAAGAATAATGGCGGCCTGATGAAGGCTGGCGACTATGAGTGCTATTTGAAATCGTGCGGCTACAGCGTAACGAAGAACGGAAACGAATGCATCAAGTTCGATTTCGTTGTCCGTGAGGACGTCGAGCAGGAATACCAGAAGAAGCACATCTTCAAGAACTTCTGGCCCGACCGTGATACCGGCGAATATGACGCAGACAAGATCGGGAAATATGCAAATGCGCTTGGCATTGAGCCGGGCACAGATTTTGAACTTGACGATCTGATAGGCCGCAACTGCATTTTGCACATGGAGCCGTTTGAGGGCAATGACGGTGTGACGCGCGACTGTATCCGGTATCTCAAGCCCAGCAAGGCCGAATCTTTTGTAACGCCTGCACCGGCCAGCGCAGAGGAGTTCAAACAGCTTGACGAAAGCGACGACGACCTGCCGTTCTGAGGGCTGAAATATGCCGAACAGAATTATTCGGGAAAGCATCTGCACAAGCGATAGCGTCGACAAACTCTCGTGGTTTGAAGAAGTTCTGTTTTATCGGCTCATTGTAAACTGTGATGATTTCGGACGCTTTGACGGGAGAGCGGCGGTCGTGAAAAACCGCCTCTTCCCGCTGAAAGAAAACCTCACGCTCAAAACTGTAGAAAATGCTCTTCATGGGCTGGCGAGTGCTGGATTGGTTGCTCTGTATGTGTTTGAGGGCAAGCGCTTCCTTTACCTACCAACATGGGGCAAGTATCAGACGCAGCGTGCGAAGGTAAGCAAATTCCCGTCACCTGATGAAGGGAAACAAGCGGATGAAATCATTTGCAAGCAAATGCGTGCAGATGTTCCCGTATTCGAGAATCGAGAATCGAGAATCGAATTCGCTATTCGAGATGCGGAAGATAGCGCGGAGCCGCAAGCGGCATCCACGCCGCCAGCAATCTCTCTGCCGCTGAATGATGGAACGGAATATTCCGTTTCCGTGGAGCAATGCCAGGAATGGGCGGGCTTGTACCCTGCTGTCGACGTGATACAGCAGCTGCGGAACATGAGGGGCTGGTTGGACGCAAATCCGGCCAAGCGGAAGACAAAACGCGGGATTAACGCATTTATCGTCCGCTGGCTGGCAAAAGAACAGGACAAAGGCGGAACACAGCCTGCACAGTACAGCCGCGCTGCAAAGCTCGGCTACGGCGTGCAGGGGCACCATGACGAGCTGAATCTGTTGGAACGTGCAGCTGTGGACAGGGTGATGGGGCCGGTGTCAAAGGGCGCTGCCCGATTGCAACAAGGCGTGCAGCGCCACGGGGACGAACTTGATGCGTTCCAGCTGGAGGCGGTCGAGCGAATGCTTGCGGAAAACAAGGAGGATAAGGCATGAGATTTGTTTGCGATTGCTGCCACGATCTGACGAACATCGAGGCAGACCGGATGGAGATCCAGGGCGACAAGCTGATAGTGTACAGCCGGGGCAAGCTGGTGTACGTGGCGGATCTCGGCCAGATCATGCTGGCGAAGCTGACGCCGACGGGGAAGGAAACAAAATGCTGACGCATCTGAGCCTGTTTTCCGGGATCGGCGGGCTTGATCTGGCTGCCGAGTGGGCAGGATTTACGACCGTCGGGCAATGCGAGTTTGCCGATTACCCGACGAAGGTGCTGGAAAAGCACTGGCCTGATGTGCCGCGCTGGCGGGATATCCGGACGCTGACAAAGGAGCGTGCGCTGGAGCTCATGGAACGGGACGTGAGCGTGTATATGCTTCACACGGACAACACCGAGGCCATGGCCTTCGATGCAGAGGATATCCGCAGCTTTGACGGTATCTTCGGCGTGGAAGTCTCCGAATGGGAGACGGTCAAAGACCGCTTCGCACCGCCGGACTATGAAAAGGCGTTCCTCGATAACCCCGCCGACAGCTTTGCCATCTATCAGCTTCGGGATAATGATAATACGGCGCAGCTTCGCTTTATGAACGCCGAGTATCTGGAGAAGAAGGGGCTTTCCGTCGAAAAGGAGAATTACGCCGCCGTCTATGCGGGAAACCTTGACCGCAGGGGCGATACGCAGGACAGGTTGGACGTGCTGTATGAGACCTTCAACCTCCGCCGCCCGGAGGATTTTCGCGGCCACAGCCTGTCCGTCAGCGACATCGTGGCGCTGAAGCAGAACGGCGTGGTATCCTGTCATTACGTTGATTCCCGGGGCTTCAAGGCGCTGCCCGACTTCCTCAAGCCGGAAAACTATCTCAAAAACGCGGAGATGGCCATGGAGGACGACTACGGCATGATCGACGGCGTTATCAACAACGGGCCGAAGCAGACCGTGGCAGAGCTGGAGGAACAGGCAAAGTCCGGCAAGCCCGTCTCCCTCATGGAGCTGGCGCAGGCGGCGCGCCGGGAACAGGCGCAGGCGGCACGGCAGGAGAAGAAGCCCTCCGTGCTGGCAAAGCTCTGTCCTCCCGTCAACGAGCCGAAAAAGACAGCGCGTTCAAGGCGCGCGGAAAGAGAGCTGCTATGATGAATTTTACCAACGATGAAATGAACCTCATGTGCATCTACCAGAGCGACAGCCGCAGCGGGCTGATTGCCGCCCTCACCGAAATGCGCGGATACCTGGACGAGGACGAAGCCGAGCTGCGGGAGCTGACCGACAGCGCCCTGCAAAAGCTCAGCGAAATCACCGACGAGGACTTCGCAGCGCTGGAGCTAATTCCCGACTTCGACACGGACGAATAAGGCGGATGCGGCGGGAGCGGCCTTCGGGTCGCTCCCGTTTTGCTTCTTCGGCTCTATTTCCCAAAATCGAAAAAATATTGATTTTGGGAAATAGATAGTGATGCTTCGCTTGTCTGCACTGCCGCATTGTTGGACAAAATGCGTGTACCCGCAAAAATTTTCAATAGGAATCCTGTGCATCTATCACTTGGGGCGCAACCGTCCGAAGTTATAGGTGAAATAGTTGAGACTATCACACAGGAAAAAGTGTCAATACGGAGGCGTATTCTCCCCGGAAAACGCACAGAATGAGCAGGAAAGAATCCGCACTATTTTTCTGAAAACGCTTGATTTTCACCGGATAGTTGCGTATAATAAGACTGCGAGGTGAAAATATGATAAAGACAACAGCGATGCTACTGGAAGAATTGAAGGGATACGGTTCTCCGAAGTCAAAGTTGGCGCGTATGGCGGAGCGGGGCGAATGCTTTCCCATTACAAGGGGACTATATGAAACTGACCGGAACGCTCCTGCGTACCTGCTTGCGGGCAGTATTTACGGGCCTTCATACATTTCCTTTGAATATGCCCTCAGCCGCTACGGGCTGATTCCCGAAGCGGTATATGCCGTTACCTGCGCCACCTTTGAAAAGAAAAAGAAAAAGAAGTACGAAACGCCCTTCGGAACCTTCACCTATCGGGATGTGCCGTCCGAGGCGTTCCCGCTGGGGATTCGGCTCGTGCAGGAGGGCGATTATTTCTACCGGATCGCAGAACCGGAAAAGGCCCTGTGCGACCAGCTCTATACTATGCCGCCCGTACCGAACACACAGGAGCTTTTCCGGCTGCTGACGGAGGATTTGCGGATTGAGGAATCGGAGATTGGGAAGCTGGACGGAAATAAGGTTTGCAAATACAGCGGAGCGTATCACTCCACGAATGTAAAGAAGCTCTGCTCGCTTTTAAGGAGGCTTTGAT